ACCACCCGGTGTGTGGTCTGTGTGACCACCCGGTGTGTGGTCTGTGTGACCACCATTACCGTAGGTGAAGCGTCATGGGCCACTGAGACTCCTTGTTGGACCCATTGCTCTGCCATGCATTGTGGTTGATAGGCAGGAACTGTCCATTGGGCATCAGGGCTATGGCATAGCCTGTGTCCTGCCCATCAGCGGTGTAGACAGGCTTCCCACCATACTGGAATGGACCACCCCAGCGGATGGGGTTGCACCCAAACATCTGATCAGACTCGATGGTGACAGTCACATCCCCAGAGGCGAAGACAGCGGACGGCATGAACCAGTGCCACCATGGGTAGACCCTGGCGTAGTAGTTCGTGGTCAGGGCTTCACGCTCCTGTGGTTCCTTCCACAGGCAGGTGACTTCCATGCCTACGGTGTTGACGCCCTTGATGGTGATCCGGAACACCTGATCCTGAACAGACGGTCCCAGGGCCACGGAGAGCCCCTCCAGCTGTCCCATGACGTTGTGGAAGACCTGAGCGATCTTCTTCCCCTCGTAGCATGTCAGCGGTCCCTTCCGGGTGGTATTCCTCTGCACAGCACCACCCTCAATGGGTGTGTACCCGAAGGTGCCCTTATCGGTGTGCAGGGCCAGGATGGGGTAAGCCTTCAGCTGTGGATGCGCACCAGTGCTGTAATTCTGGAGGTTGTTCAGCGGGCCGTACCAAACAGACCAGTCGTTAGGGTCTTGCCAGACATGAGGCTGGGATCCCATGTCCTTCCGAAGGCCTGCATTGTTGAAGCTCGTGTAGTTCCCCGGGTCCCCATTCTCGAAGACCACCCAGTAGTGCCGGCCAGCAATCATGTGGCCAGTCAGGTTCACACGGGTCTGGATGGCCTTCCCAGACGCTGCTGAGTGTCCATCATCTTTGAAGCTGTGGTTGCTGGTCCCCAGGATGGTACCCAGCTTCCCACCAGCGTCTCCCCTCAGCGTGATGGTGGCACTCCCACCATTCCCCAGGGCATACCCACTACCCGACTGGGCATAGAACCCAATGGCCTGCAGGTTCCCAGTCAGCTCAGACCGGAACCGTACAGCCACCTGGTTCCCAGATGCTCCGATCCGAAGGTTGTACAGGCCGTGCATCTGTACCCAGCCCTTACCCACACGCTTCTTGTACTTTGGGTCATCACTTGGCAGCGTTCCCAGGTCCATCTAGACTCCTTTGTATCTCCAGCCTGCACAGCTCCCTGGCAAGCGCTTGTTCATTCCCCCACAGCAGGAACTGCAGAGCAGATCCCCAAGGATCCCCCTCAGGCGCGTCAGGAGGCCCTTCAGGGCGTTCCAGACACACGGGTGGGGGAACTACCTTGCCGAGACTCTGAGAGGCTCCTGAGGGCTCTACGGGCCTCTTCTGCAGCACGCTGCACCCGGGCATGATCAACAGGGCCAGAACCAGCAGCAGCCTGCCGTACTTTGGTCTGCGCAGCATTCTGCTTCTCCTTCACCTGAGCATGACGCTTCAGCACCTCAGCCTGTTCAGCCACAATGCCTTCCAGAGCCCCTATACGGGCCTCAGAGCGTTCCAATGCTTTGGATAGGGCAATCACCTTATCCGTGTTCACCGAAGCCTTGTAGAGGCTGTAGGAGGCTCCTACGGCCACCACAGCCCCAAGGCCAAGGATGGCTAGCAACTTCCTCGGTACAGCGAAGCCCGCCAGCCTCAGTATCCATGTTCCCATCACTTCATCAGACCGAAGCGGGCCTGACGTTCCCACTCGTGGGACTCAGCTGCCCTTCGGTCCTCCTTCCTTCTGTACCACCAGTTCACAAGCCATGTGCCGAGGGTAGCGAGGATACCCACGACCACGGCAACAGTCTGCATGTCAATCGCTCCTATGACGGTCGTTATCGATCCCACGGTGTAGGACCACCAAGTCCAGAATGTGCTTTGTCTTTCCATTTGGGGTTGAATAGGGAGTCTACCCACTCCTTCCATTGTTGCGCTTCCCGCTCTTCGGCAAGCTTTTGAGGGTCTGTCATGATGGCGGGGGCCAGTAGCTGCACAGCCATAGCCAGCGAGTCCAGCCTGTCATCGTGGGATAGAGATTCTCTATCTGTGGTGATGTTCGACATCTGGTGGAACAGGCTGAAGCTTGCTCGCTCACCCACACCGTATGCCATACAGCACTGGGCATCCTGCTTCAGCACATCCTCATGGATCACGAGGCGGTGCCGTTCCAGGACAGGCCGGATAGTGTTGATGATCCGACGCTCCTTCTGACCAGTGCTGTAGTCACCTGAGACACAGCTGGCCAGGTGGGCCAGGTCAGTACCTTTCAGCAGGTTCCTGAGCCCAAGCTCGAACAGGCCATGCCCCATGTTGGACTCCACACGGATGTGTGTCACCTTGTACTTCCTGAAGAAGCCCAGGAAACGGTCCTGGTTGGCCTCAGAAAGCCCACCACGGAACGCATCGATGCCGAGGATATGGATGTTGTCACCCACGGCACACGCGGCTGTAAGGGCCGTTTCGTCAGCCCCCTCACCCGATGGGTCAATGGTGCACCACACGGTGCTTGGCACTTCGAAACGCTCCCCAGTCCGGATGCCGTAGTACAGCTCCACCCCCACCAGGGGGAAGAGCGGATCGAGAGGCACACGGTTCTGGTTGTCCCTGTTCCAGATCAGCTGATCCGGCACATGGTCTGTGGGGTAGGCACCAACGATCAGATCACGGACCTTCAGCTGCAGACGGATCTCATCCGACAGGCTGGTGTCCAGCAGGTAGTTCAGAGCGAACTGCTCTGGGCCATCTGCCAGCTCCTTGTCCTGCAGCTCCTGCTCGGTGTACCGAGTCGGGTCTGTAGGCTTGCCCATCCGCCCAGACATCCCACCACCTGTCCGGAGACTGGGATCGGCGTCCATGGCTTCGCGGATCATCGGGGCCAGCTTGTACCCGTAGATGTCCTCACCCTGGGCAGGGTAACGACCAGGCCACACACGGACATCGTACCCCATCCGCTCCAGGGAGTTGTAGATCGAGTCCTTGGTCTGTGGCGTGCCCAGGAAGATCACATCCCCATGGGTACAGATGCGGGACAGCTCACGGCACTTGTTCAACAGCTTCTCACGGGTTGCAGCCGTGAGGGCGTTCTCATCCGACTCCACGTCATCAGCCAGCACCACAGAGGCACGACGGCCAGGCAGAGCTGTGCGGGATGACACGATAGAGATGGAGGGGGACTTGTTAAGACCCTTCAGCATCCGGTGGATGTCGAAGGACTTCACCCCAGTACGGTCACCGTCGTTGGCCGACGGGGCCATGTATTCGAGGATGTCCCAGCTCATGATCATCTGGGTAAGCAGGTGGGACATCTGCTCAGCCAGCTCCTTACCCGCGGACATCACCAGGATGATCTCCTTCGGGTCTTGGATCAGTCTCCACACGACATAGAATGCCGTGATGTACGACTTGCCTTCACCACGCTGGGCCTGAAGCATGCGCTTCTGTGGGCCATACTGTAGGTACCGGCACATGTCCTCCTGCACAGCAGACATGACATGGAAGCCGGGGATGTACTTCTCGGCAGCAAGCCATGCGAAGTCCAGGAACTCCGGGAATGCCTCGGATGTCTCCAAGGCAATCCTCAGACGTTCTTCTTCAGAACGAATCATTGCAGAACCCTTGACACGGTCTCAGCGGTGAGGGACTGTCTGCGCTGTGCCAGTCTGGCCTTCAGCTCATCCAGCTGTCCGCGGACATCCGATACGGGGTCTTCGACAGCCGGCTGGGAAGCACCCAGGTGCACTCCGTGGAGCTTCAGGGCAGAAGTGATTGCTGTGAGGGTTGCAGCGTCTGTCGGGATGCCATCTGCCATATCCTGCTGCAGGCGGTCCTGAAAGGACTTGACCTGCAGCTCGGCTACTTTCCAGAGGGCATCCTGCAGCTGCTGCTGCAGGGATGCTTCCATTGCTTCTCCTATCAGTCGGGGAAGGTTGTGTTCAGCAGACGGGCATCGTCCACCTGCTTACCACCAGCGTTGGAGTCCTGGCCAGAGACGGCGTTGACGCACGAGAACGTCTGCCATTCAGTGGACAGCAGTCTGAGGTTGGACAGGTACGCACCGGGGAAGAAGTCGTCCGGACCCTTGCCCACACCCGTAGCCTTACGGTCGAGGCCGACCTGGATGGCCACCTTAGCATTGCTCGGTGTTCCCGGGGCCAGACGTGCATCCACCTCGTACAGCAGACCATCCCAGCTACCAGTCTTCAGGTAGTCAGAACCCGGGAAGTCTGTGGACCCACCGTGGGTGATGTTCTGAGGCACCGTCGGGCACAGGATGTCTGCGTACTCATTGGTGTTCGTACCGATCCTCCACGGGGACTGGCCACTGTGCATGTCGTTCAGGAAGTCATTGGCCCAGTTACCAATGGCCCTGCCTGTCTGCTTGGCAGCCAGCACCCAACGGGTTTGACCCTTCGGCAGGACATACACACGAGCTTCCCTGATGTGGACATGGGTGTTCGGGTTGTAGGTCCAGCCATAGCACGGCAGGAGCACATACCAGGTGTTGAACAGGTCAAGCACCTTGTCTGAACCACGCATGCTCACCGGAGCACCACCCCACAGGAACTTCCCATTGTGGTTGTACAGAGAGCCACCGGTAACGTCCGAGAACTTCTGAACACCCCCGAGCTGGGTGGAGCCTCCGTCCGCCTGTGCATGCACCCCAGGCTGGGGAGAGCCAGGCCGCAGGTTACGGCCTGCGGTGTCCGTGAACCATGGGATAGGTACAGCCCCATTCAGCTCATGCCCCTTGCCCACACCACGGATAGCCCGTGCTACACGCCCCCGAGCGCTAGGGTTTGACGGAACGTTACCACCACCACCAGAACCTCCGCTGCTACCGCTACCACCGCCGGCACTAGGTGCCTGCGGGAACCAGTCCGTTACCGAGGACTCAACGATGTCCACAGTCGTGCCGCCACTGGTCATCAGCTTCGTACGGGCAGGGTTGGCGAGACTCAGCTTGTCACCAGCATTGTGGGGGCCTACACGACCACTGAACTCGACCGGGACCGTAGCCCAGGTGTAGGCCATGTCACGCAGCTTAGAGTCGTTCGGGAACCCATCGCCATCCCAGACGATGCACGGGAAGTTCTTGGGATCGGTGAACGTGATGGACTTCGTGAAGAAGTCACCAGCAGGGATAGGCACAGCCTCACCGTTCCGGATGGCCACAAACTGGAAGGTCTTGGTAGCCAGGTCCTTGACCCACACGAATGTAGCGTAGCCCGAGGGGGCAACACTACCGACGGTGTTGGGCAGGGTAACCGGAGACTCGGTGACCTCGACAGCCTTGCCTGTGGCACGGTCCTTGGCGATAGCCGGGTTGGCGATCTTCATGCCAGGTCCACGAGCGTACCACTGGACACCACTTATGGTGCTGTGTGAGCCCACGTATCCAAGACCGCCGTCGAGTTCGACGAAGGTACGGGTCAGGTTCTTCCACTCTGCCTTGACGGTGCCGTTCTTCGGCAGGATCACTGCAGGGAACCCACGGGAACCACTCCACTGCGGAACAGTGATGTTGTCCGGCCACTTCGTGACCTCGCCATCGGTAACCTCGAAGAAGGCAACCCAGTCTGCCCACTGACGGGTCTGGATACCAGCTTCCTCTGGGTAGGTGATGACGGCCACCAGGTTTGTACCCTTGAGCCCTGCCAGGGTAGACTCCTCGGAGATGCCGGGGTCTGGCGGTGTCGGTGGCTGGGGTTGCGGTGTAGGCGGTTGCGGCTGAGGTGTCGGCCCAGGCTGGGGAGTCGGAGGCTGAGGTGCAGGAGTCCCACCACCCACAGGCTTGAAGCCGAACCGATGCAGACCGGTAGCCCGAGTCTCGAAGTCGTTCCCAGTCCGGCCAGTCACCACGATGTTCATCGAACCACCAGCTTCCTGGGGGATCGGACCATGCATACCACCAGGCATGGGCAGAGTCTGACCATCCTTGGCTTGGACACGGACAAGCTGACTCAGCCCGGGCTGGGCCAGGGTAGCATTGTCGAACTTCGTGGTAGCCTTCCCTGGGCCATCCGCCAGGACGGCTGAGGTCACGGACATCAGGGGGATACCGCTCTCCAGAAGCAGGGTGCTGTTCTTCACCGAGACGTAGTTGTCCAGGTTCTGGTTCAGCCCGTTCTGGTTCGAAGCTGCACGGGACCGCGAGTGCCACGTACCGTTCACATTGGTGTCCCACTGGGCCTCAGAAGCCACCACAGCGTGTGCTACGGAGCTTACACGGGCAGTGCAGTTCTCCACCCACAGGAACTCGCCCAAAGCGCCCTGGAAGGCGTGGGTGGGGTTCCCGGAGCTGAACACAGCATTGTTCCGGAAGGTATTGGACTTCGTGCCCACATAGGCTTGCATCAGGGCTTCACCAGTGGCACGAGTGCTCCACACCAGGCAGTTGGCGATGAGGCAATACTCAGAGCCGTAGGCCAGGTGGATACCAGCCGACTCGTTCTCGTACACCCGGCAGTGCTCGACCGAGACAGCGTAGGTCTTGTCCTGCAGGGACATACCACGCATGTTGTTCGAGACCACACAGTTCAGGATGCGTCCACGGACTACACCGGACAGGTCAAAGCCATAGTACCCACCATCTGCTGTGCAGTTCGTCAGGTACAGGTACTCCACCTGAGCATGGCCTGATGGGCCTGCGATACGGCCAGCACGGGTACTGTCGTTCTGGTTGTCCGTGCCCGAAGCAAACAGCAGCTTCGACTTGAACCTCCAGGCCACGTGCTCAGAGTGAGCGTAGTCACTGCCGTCCTTGAACTTCACAGAGCAGTTCGTGAACACCGGGCTGACGATCTCAGACCGTGCCTCGACCACGATACCGTTGCACTTGTCCACGTCCTTGATGGTAAGGCCATCCACACGGACATTTGGGATGTCGATGATGTACAGGACAGCGGTGGCCGTGTTAGCCTTAGCACCGGGGTTGTACGTGATCTCACATCCCTTGGCCTTGACCCACAGGGTCTCCTTGCGGGGCTGGCCATCGGTGTTCCTCAGCAGCAGGCAGGCCGTCTGGCCTTCCCCTGGGGCAACCTCGATGTTACAGCCAGTCAGGTCCAGTGTGGTGGCACCACCAATGATCTGGAACTGATCCCGCAGGGTGAAGTTCCCAACCAGGGTAATCGTGTCCCCAGTCTCGGTGGCACGAATCTTCGCTTGTGTTTCACTGGACCAGATGTCGTCTGTCCCAGCATTGATGGTTACGTCAGCCAACTTGTGCTCCAATGTAGACGCCAGTGATACTGAAGGACCAGGTGCCTGGGGAAGGCAGGGTCATAGTCACTTGGCTGCAGTTCTGAACAGTGTGAATCGTGTACTCGGCGAAGGAGCTGGTCATGGTACCATTCCCTACAAAGGACACGTCCACCACGTTACCACCCTTGGCATGGATACGGAACTCCCACATGCCCGGCGTCAGGCCGAAGGTATAGGACGTTGCACCCCCAGATACTCCCTTGCCGGGATTGGCCACCCCAGAGGTGAATACCCGTGGAGTCGATCGAGGCAGGGCAATCACACCCATGCTCAGACCGCCTGCAGAGCCTCCAGGCGCCGGAGAGGGGCTCGGCTGGGTTGTACCCCCACCCCGACTCTTCAGCTGCTCTACGACCCCGCTAAGGGCGTCTACGGCCTTCTCTGTCTGCAGTACACGATCGCGGAACTCCACACCAAGTGCCCGGACGAAGGTGTTGGCCTTCTCCTCCAGCACAGCATGGTCAGTAGCGATGATCTCCTGCAGTGTACCGAGGTTCACCGCATCCGTGGTACGGATCGGGGCACCGATGTTACGCAGGGTAGCCCCACCCAGGTCAGCAACCCCCAGGTTGTTCACCGAGAGGCCGGTGCCACCACCACCACCACCGGACCCACCGTTCTCCAGAGCACGGACGCGGTTGCGCAGTGTATCAGTAGCCTCAGTCAGCTCGGCCTTGACATCGGTCAGCTCTTTGTAGAACGTCAGACGGGACTTTCCCTGGTGAATGGTCGGATTCTCTTCCCATACCCGATAGTCCATCAGGTAAGTAGTGGTGGTACTTGATGGACTCCCCTGAGTGTAGGTTTCGTCCAGGAACCACATGGCGCGGAATCGCTTACGGTCCTGCAGATCGCCAGAGTCATGCATCCACAGGTCGTAATGTACTGGAGCACCACTCAGCGCGGTCACAGTCCTAGGCACAAATCCGTACCGCCATGTCTGGGCTGGTGCCTGCCCGCCACCCGGCCTGCTGTCTGGTAGAAAATCAGGGTTCACCTTGCCATTCTGGAAGAACCCATTGGGCAGCGGTGACTGAATACCTTCGAGCGTGCGCACCCGTGTAGACAGGGACTCGACAGCAGAGCTGTGGGCCTGGATACGACCCTCAGCCACGGTAACCCGAGTCTCCAGAGTCCGGAGCGTGTTCGAGTAGTCCTGCCCACGAACAGCACTCACTGCGTCATCTACGTACTGCTTGGTAGCAGCGTCGGACAGGTCCCGAGGGGCACCCAGGTTGATGATCCTGTTGGCCTGCATATTCAGGTTCCCGACGATCCCTGCGGAGGCAAGGTCTCGGGCTTCTTCTGAGATGTTCAGAAGCTGTTGCAGGTCGAAGTCCAGGTTGCCTGCCGTGAAGGCAGCCCCCTGGCTGAACTTGTACCGGATGTTCACCGGTGTCTTTCGGGCTACCTGCACTACGGTACCAGCAGGCACATTGGCCCCAAAGACCACTGTGTTCCCGGACAGCCCCCAGTTGGGGATGCTGCCCGTGATCGCCGTGACGGAAACGTCCTGCCCACTGTACTGTGACGTAAAGGGCAGGACGATAGTCCGCAGCGATCCATCCGATGTGACACGGACGAATGTCGCCATTACTCTTCCAGATTCGAGACTGCTGCACCCAGACCCTTCACCCCCGGAAGGATGCTGATCAGGGGAGCGGCCTTGATTGCAGTCCCAGCCGCCTTGTACGCTTCACCGTGCAATAGCTGCTGGCCCAGTTTGATCCCAGTGTCGATCGGGATCAGGGCCGGGGAACCAAACGCATTGGCTTGTCCCGTAGCCCAGCGCACCGGTTCAGACAGCAGGCCCAAGGCCCCCATCTGTCCCAGAGCATCCTTGAGCGGGTCAGCATCATCCTGCCCCCTCAGCGTAGCATTTGCCTGAGCAGCCACCACTGCCAGCGGGTACTGGTACAGCATCATCATCATAAGAGCACCGCCGTCCTTGGACGCAAGGTTCTGCACCAGGATTTGGTTGTGTGCCGAGATGACGAAGTTTCGGTACGTGAACAACAGCTTGCCCACGGGGTTGAAGGCCACGAAGGCCGGAGTCCCCCCGAGACGTTGCTTCAGTACGAAGTCGTCCATACCCCGGATGAGTGCAGGACGGATGGCGTCGAAGTCTGCATCATCCCAGGCATCGATGTCCAGCCCATGCTTTGCATAGGCAGCTTCGAGTCGGTACATGGCAGCGTCGTCCACACCCAGCTTCTGCAGCAAGGTACGGGCCTTCTTGTTCCCCTTGGCAGCGTTCTCCAACTGCTGGGTCATCAGGTTGGCAACCAGCTTGGCCTGCATGTGGTGGATGAACTTCATGCCGTTGGCGTAGGGCACCAGGTTCTGACCGGCTTCCAGGAACAGATCGAACCTGTTGGCCTGGCTTCCGATGGACATGTCATGCAGGTCTTCCCACCGACGAAGGAACGGCTGCAGACGGATGCTACCTGCGGAGTGATCCGACAGCAGGTGCTCCAGAGCAGTGGCGTTCTGAGGTGCCAGCAACGACCTGAATCCCGGCATCTTGGATGCCATGACCTTCAGCGATGCCCCCAGACCGAACTTGCCCAGCACGGTAGCCATCTCAGTCAGCTGCCACAGACCCGATGCCGACAGGGCAGTCATGCTGCCCAGCGCACGGACCCTGCGGAAGTTCTCGTTCACCTTGGCACCCGAGGGCATGCCCTTGTAGTAGGCCATAGTGTTGTCGAACAGCTCCGCAGCATCAGCCCGATGCTTAGGGTCGATGTTGTGCAGCAGGTGTGCCCGGACCTTCATGATGTCTGACGTCTTGCCAAGACCCTTACGGGCCAGAGCTGCGTCCGTGGCCACCTTCTGAAGGTACTGGTCCACATTCCGATTGATGCTCGTGTCCAGCAGATCGATTGGCCTGAGCTTCTCCCCATTGGGCAGGGTGACCTCAGACAGAAGGTCCATGCCGATCCGGGACTTTAGATACTTCGGACCCGAGTTGGCGTCCTGTGTACCATCCAGAGCATCCAGCACAGCCTTCTGCACACTGTCGGGGACACCAGCCTTGTTCATCCCATCGATCACCGTAGCCTTCACGGCGTCAGGGACTCCCTGCCCGATGTTGTCCTCGAAGTAGCCCTTCCGGAGCGTACGGTCCCGGATGGCTTTGGCCATCTCCATCGCAACGTCAGCGGGCAGCAGCGGTGTCCTGGCCAGGATCGACTTCTGCAGCATATCAGCCACAGCTTGCTTCCCATCCAGTCCCATACCGTCCAGACGCTGAATGGTCTGCTCCATCCCGTACATGTCCCACTTGCGGGACAGGTAGCCAGAGGACTCCTTCAGATCAGCAGCGTTCTCGACACCAGCACGCTTCAGCTCATCCAGGGCCTCGCGGTGGATAAGGTCCAGCTGGTCAGCCAGCTCCTTCAGATCAGGCCGGGTGCTGACATGAGGCGCGCCAGTGGCGGTGGCATTCTGCCGCGCAGCCATCTCGGCGTACAGGTCTTGCTCCAGCTTGCGCTGGGCATTGTAGTACCCACGGCCTTGTGTCATCTGCTCCCATGTACCCCAGCCATCCTGCTTCATCCGCTCACGGAACATGTCCGTGAACTTGTGCTGGTGTTGCCTCAGCTGGGCCAGTGCCGCTGCACGCTCGGACTCCACAGACACCTTGCCCGGGCTGAGCACATCATCGTACAGCAGGTCAGCGACCAGCTGCCCGGCTTTTCCCCAGCTCGACATTGTCTTGTGCATGTTCCAGGCCAGCTTCGACGCGACCGTCTTGCCGACGTGGTCGGGGATGTGCCCAAGGGTGTTCGGCCCACTGCCCTGCAGGATTTGTGCCAGGGTGGCGTTCGGTCCTGGGGGAGGACTCGGGGGCTGGGCAGCAGCCGACTGGCCAGCCGGGGGCTGTGTCGGAGGCTTACCAGACCCCCCACCAGCTGCAGCGGCCTGCTGGGAAGCAGTGTGCTGAGCCGCCTGTTGGACCGCAGGATCGTTCGGAGACATCCCCGAAGGGGTTGTACTACCCTGACTCACTGAAGCCGTTGTAGGCCCGTTTGAAGCCTTCTGAGAGGCTTTCTGAGCAGCTTGTGCCTGCTTGGCCTTGAAGACAGCCTGATCAGCCTTGCGCTGGGCAGCAGCAGCCTTGGCCTCAGCACGCTTAGCAGCACGCTCAGCCTGAAGCTTGGCTTTGGCTTCGGCAGCTTTGGCCTTCGCCTCAGCAGCCTTGGCAGCTCGCGTGGCCTCATTGGCAGCCTTCAGAGCAGCCTGGTGGGCCTCACGCTGTTCCCGAGCAGCAGCACGGGCTTCAGCAGTGGCCTTCTTCCGTGCCTCTACAGCAGCCTTGTGGGCAGCAGCAGCTATGCGCTTCTCGGCGTTGCGTGGGTGCTTCTGGGCTTCGATCGACTCGACATCAGCCTTCGTGTACCCCAAACGCAATTGATTCTCATTAACAGCAAAAGAATTTCTTGCCTTGTACTCCAACAGCTTGGCGCGTACAGGGGCCGGAAGGGCCGGTCGGGTGTATTCTACATCGTTGGCAGAATCAGTGAAGTGGGATGTGTGTTCCCAGGGATTCGGGTTACCGAAGTCGGCGTCGTTGGCGGATGCGGTGTCGTGCAGGTGCCTACCGGCCACATCGTCGTTGGCAGCACCACGGTGCCCTATGGACTCGGCGTTGACAGCTTCGACCTTGCGCTTGCCGAACCGCAGAGGTTCCCCAGACTTGATCCCACCAAGCTCGTCATTGGCTGAAGCCTTGAGGTACTTGGCGACGATCTCCGGATTCTCCACGGGCATTTTGATGTCCGGGGGGAGTCCCAGGCTGTCAATCTCATCCTGGGTCAGGTGTACCACAGGGGAGGTCTTCGGATCAACATCCTTGAAGTACACATCCTCAGCATCAGCGTTCTTGTCGTAGAACAGGGCCTTCTGCAGATCGCGTTGAGGAGCTTCCAGCAGAGCCGGGCCTTCGATTACCTGCAGCTCAGGTTCCCGGATTGGGATCACTTGGGCACGGCCCACCACACCAGTAGCCGGACCTTCCAGCCTCAGCGTGATGTTTGGGTCAGGCAGGGCCACTGGTTTGACTTCTGGAGCAGGCAGCCGAGGGACCCCCCAGTAGTATGGGGGCAGGTCACCCGAAGGCGACTCCAGCAAACCGGCTACAGGGCCTCTAGAGTGGCCTGTAGGGAACTCTGGGGACAGGGCTGGGGTGGTTGCCTTACCAGGGGCTGCGAGGGCCGTAGAAGGGCTTGTGGGGGCTCCTGCGGGGGTGGGCGCCTGCGGGGCATCCGGGGTATCCACCGGCTTGTCTGGCGTGGCCTTGGCAGGCCGTACCCTGGCACGGTAGAACATCCCTGTGATCCCACCGAGGATACCAGCGGACAGCACCTCGTCAGACTCGACTGGGTTGGCACCCAGTGGGCTCATGACTGATTCCAGCCCTGCGTTGGCAGCCCCTGTTACGGCACCAGCGATCAGGCGATTCCGGATACCACCGGCATATCTGACTGCAGCACCACCGGGGACCACGTTCACCGGGTCCAGCATCGAGGCACCGAAGGCTGTCACGGCGTGGGACGACTCGGTCTCCCGGACACGACGCCAGTCCTTGATTCGTTCCAGTGCCCACTCGGCAGACTTCTGCCCACGGGCGTTGTCCATGAAGAACTCCCGCTCAGCCTCAGTCAGGGACAGGGGGGTGTTCTGCAGGTAAGTGTGATGGTTGATTGTGGTGTCGTCCTTGAAGTCCGGACGGCCGTACCACGTCGCTGCCAACACCTTGGCAGGGATGGTCTCCATGAGGCCGGCCTGGAACGACTCCCACATGCTGTGGTCCAGAGCGTCGCGGCGCTGGGCACGCTGGGCTCTGGACTCCCGAGCAGGGGTGATGTTCTGCTCGGACTTGTCAGTGACATGGACTGTGTAGTCACCATACTCTGCCCAGCCCGGACCGGTATGAGCAGATGCCTTGCCAGGGCCAAGGGTTTCCTGGGGAATCTCAGGCAGGCCACCGAAGCGGCCGGGCATTGGGACAGAGTATTTCGCCATTACTGAACCTTCGATGATGTGGCTGCTGTGTGCAGCCGTGCTACATAGTACCGACGGCGGTCCTCGGGACTCACCTTGTACACTGCGGTCTTCTTGAACTCGGCCAGGGCCTTGTCGTAGTCGCCTTCCTTCACTGCTTCCAGCATAGCCCTGCCAGCTTTCGCCGATGGGGTCTTGCCGATCGCAAAGCCTTCACCACCCTGATAGGCCATGGACGATGCCATCTCCAGCAGGGCAGAGTTGCCTACGTTCATCCCCAGACCTTCGAGGATGTTCTTGGCGGACTTCACAGCAGCCTCCGACGCGGCGGCGAAGGACTTGTTGATGTCCTCTGGGCTGGCCTTGCCGGTCTTCCGGGCGGACTCGGGGTAGTGTGGGTTCTGCTCATTGATCCCAACACCCACGGACTTGAACTTGCCATCCTGGTACGGGGTGTCTGTGACTCCCTCGAACTTGGACAGCACCCACCGCACGGCGAACATCACCGGGTGCGGAACACCGGCGGCGTTGGCGCCGTTGAAGATCACCGACCCACCTTTGCCATCAGCCTTGTACCCATCACCGTAGACGGCGTTGTTGTACTTGGCCTCGGCATCTGTCAGTCGCTTGACCTCATCCCGGATTAGCTCGGGGGACAGCTCGTGGGATTCCAGAGCATCCATGTTCCCGGACTTGTCGTACGAGTCAGCCATCAGACGGCCGTTGCTATCCACCTTGACATGGACATAACCGTCCTCATGGCCAGCACGGGTCAGGTTATCGATGGCCTTGCCCAGCATGGACTGCTGGCCTGGGCCAAGCCCTGTCTTGGAAGCAAAGGTGTCGTAGAATCCCTGGGGCAGAGGAACCGGACCCCACTTCGTCTCGATGGTGCGCGAAGCCACATCGGCCAGGGCCAGGTCCATCACCGAGTCACCGTCGTAGGACGGATTGGCCATGGCGATGTTCTTGATGGCCTCACGAACTTCACCCTGGATTGCGTTCTGGTAGATGCGGGTCTTGAAGTGGTTGTCCTCGAAGGCCCAATCTGATGTCCGGAGCTTCAGCTCAGCAGCAGACTGCTCACCACCAAGCAGGGCACCCGCCTTCAGCCACATGGTGGCGAACAGGCCCCGGTGATCCCGGACCATTGCATCAGCCTTGCTGTACACGTCCTGTAGCTGTGCAGCACGGGCAGCACGGGCCTCTGCAGGCATGGCCTTGGCAGCAGCCTCGTCCTTAGCGATCTCCGACAGAGCAACCTCGACTGACTTACCAGCCTTCAGCTTCTTCATGTACCCCTCGAACTGACCACGCATCTCCGGGGACATCCCAGCCATGATGGTCTGCCGGTAGTACACATTGCCTGACTTGTCCTCATCGTCCATCTTCTGGATGATCGAGTCCAGCATCTCCTTGTGCTGGGACAGCACCTTGCCATCGTTGGACAGCACGGATTGCATGGCCACATCAGCCATCTGCCCGATCTGCTTCCCGGCTGCAGCCACCATACCGTTCTTGGCCGCGGTGGTCATGGCATCGAGAATCTGGGCAGGGGATGCCCCAGATGCAGCCATCTGTTGCACTGTGGCCTGGGCAGCCTTCTCAGGTGTGGTGCCGTTGGCCAGCAGCTCCATCAGGTTACCCGACAGGAACGGGGCTGGGCTGAAAGCCTTCTCATCAGCAGTCTTGCGGACGTACTGAAGCTGGGCACGCATCTGCTGATACTCGTCAACAGACATGGCCCCAGAGTGGATCAGGGGTTTGGTAAGCCTGTCGAAGTCCTGCAGGTTCCCGGTGTAGGCTTCGTTGTGAATCTGTGCGCGCAGGTCAGCCACAGTCTGGATGCCCTGGAAGTTCTTCATCCAGGAGCGCTTCTGCTCAGCCTGGGCATACATGCCAGCCAGCTGGTTCTGAGTCTCTTGGGGCAGACGTGCCAGGAAGGTACTGGCTTCCCGGTAGTTCGGGCCGTCCACCTCTTCCGAGCCGATGTTGTTGTCGAACTTCTGGGACGTCAGGATGTCATACAGCTGGGTGTTACCCTGCTGCAGCGCAGACTGGAATGCCTGGGCAGTGAACTGCTCCTTCACCTGGCGGGGCAGGGAGTCATCATCCCAGGTTGCTTTCAGCACCTCGGTGAAGCTGCCCATCCGGGTCAGGTAGGAGCGCTCGTCAATCTGACCAGTGTCGAACTGCACCTGAGCTTCGTGCATGTCCTGAAGGAACGCAGCCAGCTGGGTGGTGGTGGCAGCCATCTTCTCATCGATGATGTACTTCTGCCGTTCGGTCTTCCACTGCACGGTGTGACTGAAGTCGAGGTCGGCCATCTGCTGAGCAGCAGCAGCACGGTCCTTCACAGCCAGTCCGGCCAGCATCGGGTTCAGGGTGTTCCGTCTGCGGGTCATGTACCCTTCCAGGCCCTCTGCGTCGAGGGTCCGAAGGTACGGCAGGTCTTCCTTGAAGCGCTGCTGCTCCTCAGCCAGAGCCAGCTTGGCCATGGCCTGGCGGTACCCAGCCACCTCGAAGTCCCGGGTCAGCGGGTCGTTCTGAATCTCATCCTCAGCCTGGATAATCCCAGCCTTGGCTTGGCCAGCCAGGTAGGCGTTGTCGAAGTCGATCTGCTGTCGCTTCAGCAGACCCTTGTGGAGGGTATCCCCCAATCGGTCCAGTGCATTGTAAAAGCCTTCGTTGTTGTGGAAGCGCTTTTGCGATGCACCCTGCGAGGCCCCAGCCTGGCCAATACCAGACCACTGCCCCGCTTTACGGGTGTCATCGGTTTGCCGACGGAACGGCTCAGAGTCTCGCAGGATTGCCATGTTTTACAGTCGTAGGCCAGTACCACCGCCCATCTTCAGGCCGGTACCAGCGTTCGTTGAGAAGCCCCCAGCCCTGTTCACAGAAGCCCTCAGGCCCGATCCCAGGTTCTTGGGTGTGTTGTCCGCAGCACCAGCCCCCAGGCTGGCCTTGGCGTTCATGTACTGCATGCCGAAGCCAATCGCAGCGTTGGCCAGGCCAAGCCAGGCACCTTGCTTCCAGGACTTGCCCACCCCAGAGGAGTAGTAGTTCCGGACACCATCAGGAGCGCCAATCCTGGTGTTCATCAGCTGGGTCTCAAGCTCCTGGTTCGTATCGTCAACAGCCTGACTGTAGTTCAGGTTCTGCTGATCGATATCGGCCTGCATCTTCATCTGGATGTCTGTGGCCACGGCTTGTGCCGAGGCCCCCTCAGTCCCTGTTGCAGCATTGTTGGCCCGAGCCGTCCCAGTTGCCGCCAGAGCTGCGGCCCTCGTGTTGGCTTGGCCATTGGCCAGCTGCTGCTTCTGGACTGCCAGGGCCGAAGCCCGGGCAGCCGTAGCGTACGCGTTCCTCACCGATGCGGCCAACCGATCCTTGATGATCTGCTTGGACTCAGCCTCGGCATTGGACCTGTTCTGCCAATCCTCAGCAGCCTGGGCCTGCTTGGCCTGCTTCCGACTGCCCAGGATCGACGTGGCCGCCGACGCCGCAAAGGCGGCTGCCATCCACCATACCATTACTGTCTCCTTGGATACAGAGGTGTGTACTGCAATGCATAAGTCACACCGGTGATGTTCATCCGGTACCCCGAGACTGCTTCCAGGGTGACGTAGTGGTCGTTCGCCTTTACTCTGGTGATGAGCTGACAATATGCCCTCGGGACCACCCAGGACCTGCCCAGCTGCAGACGGCCATTGGTGAACCGTCTAGGCTGCAGGGTCATGATCTTAGTCGGGATGTCTGTCCTGCGGTTGCCCCACTGCCCACGTCCAAGGTAAGCCCAGACGGCATAGGCATCGTTCAGCCCGATGTCATACCGCAACACCGTGCTGTCCCGTAGGGGTACAGGCCGGCCGTCAGTACCTGTCACGGCAACCTCTGGCAGAGTCACCCGAGAGATGTAGGCTAGACCAGCTGCTGCCACCGTCCCCACAGCAGGGGAACCGATGATCTCAGATCCATACATTGGGTCAGTCGGTGAGGCATAGAAGTACGTCTGGTCGCCTGACGGGGAGCTGGGAGCACTCGTGTTGTGGATGACCCACCAGCGGCCATCCCAGTGCATCTTCTTCCAGTGGTCCAGGTGGAAGGCCACAGCGTCCCCGCGGGGGTCGATGGTCCCATAGAACACACGGTCACCCTCAGCCTGCACGATAAAGAGCGTAGGCCCAACCCAGAAGGCATCGACGATCGTGTGACGGAACACCCATCTGTGCCAGGCAGATTGCATACGCTCCTGGCCGTCGAAGGCGTACTCATACACGAACAGCTCAGTGTAGTCGTTGTCCGTGGCCATCACGGCCATCGGGGCATTCGCGGATGCGCGGAAGAACCGGGCCTTGCCCTTGAAGTAGCGGGGCAGGTGTGGTGTGCTGTCGAAGATTTGGTACTCACCCTCCACCTGGGTGGCAGGGTTGATCTCCATGACACCGGTGTACCCACCTGGCAGGTCTCTGCAGAACATCAGGGTCGGCCCCACGACCTGTGGAGCTACCCTGGAGTTGGCACCGTACTGGTCGATACCCTGCACCGTGGCTGTCCTCGGGGTCAGCACCCGGTTGGCACCCGGCATGTAAGCCTGGTGCTGGGAGCTGAACATGAGCACGTCCTTGCGGTACTGGATGGCCTGGGTGTATGTAGCGGCGCTCTGGGAGCTTGTGGCCACCTCGATTGGGTCAGAGTCCAGCAGCTCAGTCACAGTTGTCCTGAACCACACGTCGGGCTTCCCAGAGGCACTCAGGGCCACCTTGGAGCCGGACAAGATGCCCAGACGGCCTTGGTAGCCGAAGATGCCTGAGATTCCCTCAGTCAGCCAAGCAAACTCGGGGTTCGACGTATCGTCCCCAGCCTTCCGGCCGTAGAAGAAGTTTGGAGCGTTGTGCAGCCACGTGGTGCCATTCCACCAGACAGCCACGGGAGCGTTGTTGATCTTTGTGATGCTGCCAGGGGCAGCCGTCTCCAGCCAAGCCTTACGGTTCTCATCCCACCGGAAGTACGGGGCAGAGTCGCCAGAACCCACACGGAACACGGCACCGTTCAGCAGCCAGTGGTTCACCCCGGGGAGCATTCCGGAGTTAAGCACATGTCCGGTACCTGATGTCACGATCCATGTGACCCCCGTGGTGGAGGTCACCGATGTGATTTGGTCTGTGCCTGACCCACGGTTGGCCCGGAAGGCGATGTACCCACCCTCGTTGGCGATGTGAATCATCTCCGACACCTTCTTGCCATTCCAGGGGCCGGAGTTGATTACGATGTTCTGGAGGTTCGTCACCAGCTGGTGAGCGATGTACTCGGGCGTGGCCTTCTCGGCATCCCCCGGCTGGGAACCATCAGGGGTCTTGTACTCAGACCATACTGAACGGCCTACTGAAGGCCCAGCGAAGGACACCTGCAGCTGGAACGTCTTGCCAAAGGCCCCGGAGGCCACGTAGGCAAAGCCGGACTCACGCAGGGACTGTGTGGTGGTGTTCCGCTCGACTGTGGGCTTCTTTTCCAGGTTGGCCACGAACAGCTTGTCCCCGACGATGGCCGTCTGGATGTAGTACCGGTTCGTAGCCTTGAAGTAGTCGTGCGTACCCCACTGGGTGAAGACGTCCCCAGTGGTCGGGGCACACAGGTACAGCTGGCCAGTGTGGGTGTTCACCCCAACGATTACCTGGGTACCAGAGACCTCGACCACCTGGTGGAACAGGCTGTCGTTCGTGAAGCCGCCGTTGAAGGCGTAGTCCGCAGTGGACCTGATCCCAGGACGCCTGCGCAGGCCGGTGACAGGATCGCACAACATGTTGACGAGGTTTGGCACCTGCCCAGGCTTGTGGAACTGTGGGTCTTGCTGGGTGACCCCCTGCCACAGCGGGGGCATGCTATCCTCTAAATACATAGTTCGATCCGTTGAATTCCAGGATGTCCCCACCGCAGGCGAAGGCCCGGTGGGACGTCAGTCTGTACTGCTTCGAGCGAGCATGGTCGAGGTGCATCTGGGGCTCAAGCTGTTGCACCTTGGACAGGCAGAACTGGGTCTGGGCAGACTGGTCACCGAAGCGCTGGGTGCACATGTCCGCAGCCACGGACCACAGCACCCACTGCTGGGCCAGAACCGGAAGCTCTTCCCAGTTCATGTCCGTCGTGACCCAACCTGTGATCTTGTCCGGCATGTCACGGTGCTGGATGCTCCCCCAGTGGGGATCGACCAGATACTGCCCACCTCTGGACAGTACGCCCTTGACAGGCGTAGTCGGTTCGAAGGCCAGCGCTTGGGGACCGAGGTTGTACCCATTGGACACGATGTCCTTAGGCACCTCGATCTGAAACTTGTTGAAGTACCATCCCTGCTGCAGGAGCTGCTCCCTGTACATCTCAAACAGGGGCAGTACAGTAGGGACTGAAGAGTTTGACTCGTCCAATGAGGCCACAGAGTCCTCACCGAGACGATTGAGCACCGTGTTGACGGCTACGAGGAAGTCCATAGTCTCATTGGAAGAGCCCCTGCCCCGAAGGGCAGGGACGGGTTAGCCTACATCAGGCTGCCGGGCGCAGGACTTGCACCGAGCCGCCGTTCTTGTGACCCACGTTGAACATCCGGATTGTGGTCATCAGGGTGTGCAGCTGGGACGGGAACGTCTCAGTGAAGCCATACAGCTCCTTGGCCGTCGGGGTGATCAGCACCTTGCGCGGGTCGAAGATCACGATCTGGCCACGGGCCTCGTCGGACGACAGGTTGAATTGCGAACCCATCGGGCTGGACGCCACGGCACCAGTCGGGAACAGGTTCGTCTCATAGACAGGGATGCCGTTCAGATGTACCAGCTTACGACGAGCCGCGTCGTTGACCGCCCCCGTGGCTTGCCACAGAGCGTTCTGACCATCCCAGTACGAGGACAGCACGTGGTAGATGTCCGGGGACACCAGCGTGATCAGGCCCGAACGATCAATGTCGTTCTTCGTCAGACGCAGGATGGCCTCGCTGTGCTGATCGGCGATCATCTTGGCCTTGGCTTCACGAGTAGTCAGGGCATTGTAGCCGTTCATGTTCGTGGCCTGGCCCACCGGGAAGCGGGTTGTCAGCGATGCCGGGGGCGCCCAGCTCGGGGCCTTGATCAGCATCCGCATGTGCAGGGTGTCATACTCCTTGGCCTGTGCATGGCCAGCCTCGGCAGCATACTCCACCGAGAAGGACGGTGCCGTCCAGTCATCGAAGAAGTCAGTCTGGACCTGCGTGTAAACGGCTCGGTCAACCTTCATGATGACCTTCTCGTTCACGATGCGCTTCGGTTCCAGCAGCTCGCCGTACTGACGGACACCAGTCGTGGTTCCGCCGATCATCCGGTGACCGATCGTGTTCGTGTTACCCTCGGTGTACTTCACCTGGGTCCACTTGTTCTGCGTGAACTGGGAGTTCTGACGAACACCGTGTTCGATCAGCGCTTCCAGCATTTCGTTGTGCACATCGACCGACGCGTTGGCGCCAGCCCAGTGAGCACGAGAGTTTGCTTCTTGGTTCGAGTAGAATGCCATGGTTATCGGCTCCTTTGTTCCGAGAGTTTACCGTAATGGCGGGCTTCGTACACTTCCTTGAACTGGGCGTTCAGGTCGGACGATTTGGGGTTGATGCTCGTGATGAACTCGCTGGCCTGTTCCCGGCTGAGGCCCCCAGTCTTGCGGGGCACAGCCTGGTCCTTGGCCTTGATGATGATGTACGCCATGTCAGTGCCTGTTGATGTCGCGGGATGCCAGGTTGCCGGGGCGGCCCTGTGCCTTGCCACGGACTCGCTGGGCCAGGATGGTCTTCAGCAGCTGCTCACTGTCCTCGTTGAAGTCGAAGGCGTCCAGCTTGCCTTCATTCAGTGCCTTGTGCAGGGCTTCCTTCATCTCTGCGTACGACGTACCCGCGCCACCTGCACCGCCACCACCTGCGGGAACCGGGTTCACATTGACTGGGGTGGTCTTTCCAGTCCCATCCGGCACCAGGCCGGCCATCTGGACGAAATCGAACATGATCTGAGCTGCCTGCTCGGCTCCTTTGACTGTCTTCTTGTCGAAGAGTTGCTGGACCTGGTCCTGGATGGACTTCGGTGCGTGCTGGGTGAACTGCTGATGGTACGATTGGTACGCCTCCTGGCCACCGAACTTGTTCAGGATGCCGTTTACCGTTCCCTCGTAGTGCTTGCCGACCGAGTCGATGATCTGGGTGATGATGCCCTTCACAGCAGCACTACGGCCCGGCAGGAGCCGGTTCAGCGTATGCTCATTGATCCGACTCGGGTCCAGGTAGTCCAGAGCGTCTCCCATTATCTCGTCCAGGTTCACACCCGGGGTCATAGCCACGAGGGACTGGAGCAGAGAGCTGGTCAGGGGATCAACGTCTCGGGTCGAGTATCCAGCGATCTTGCCAGGTACTTCAAGCTTACCGAGAGCCTCCCGTTGCGGTTCAGCCGCAGGCTGGGGTGCAGCAGGCTGAGGCTCTGCAACCGGAGCAACGTCTGGGCTCTCCGGAACGCTGCTTGTCTCCGGAGCTGTGTCGAGTTCGAGGTCTTCATTGGACATAGAGGTTTCCAAACGTAGAAACAGCATGAGCCGGCAGGCCGGCGAGGTTTACGGTCAGTGACGAATCCTGGTTATCCCAGTTCGGTGCTGCCCCCGTGTTCACGTAGGTACGCATCGCAAAGGCCCCAGAAGGGCTTACACGCTCTTCGTACCCGAGGTAAGGTGATTGCACCACCTCGGGTTCCGGAGCGCTCTGGGGTGCCTCTATGGCCTCCTGGGAGGCATTTACGGGGCTCTGAAGGGCACTCGCGATGGCTTGCACGCCCTGCAGGATCGCAGAGACCTGATCTTGAGTCAGAGTTACGCTCATTGTCCTAAGACTTGTCCAAGTGCTGCGGCTTGATCCACCGCGGTTGAGGCTTCAAGCTGAGCGGCCTGGGCCTGTTGCTGGGCGGCTGCGGCCTCTTCGTTGGCACGCTGCTCTTCCGGTGTGTACATGATGAGGCTTGGCGGGATGGACTTCCCACGCAGGATCACATCAACAACTCGCTTAGAATCCACACGAGCATCAAGCTGAGCGACAGGTATAGCCGCTGCAATCTGCTGCGTTGCTTCGAGAAGCGAATCGACTTCAGTGCTGGCGCCAAGGGCAGGACTCCCCGTCACGACGGACGCTTGAATGTTCCCGGAGATGACATGGACTTCGAAAGCCTTGTCAACTTCCGATACCAGAAGGTAGGCCAGGGGTTCCTGCACTTCAGAGGCCAAGGTGCTGTACACGCCACCGAGGAGCTGACCGGCTTCCCGGTCATCCCGCTGAAGCTCGTAGGCTGTCACGCGGTCCGCAGCTCGAACCTCGCCGGTGTACATGAACGGCTTCTGGAGTCGTATCAGTGCCTGTTGGACCAGGTCCATGACCACCGACAGCTTCTGCCCACCAGGCAGCTCCACAGGGGCTACCATGTTCGGAGCACCTGACAGCACCGACCCGTCCACGGACTTGGCAAGGTCGTCGATCCGGGTACCGGAGGCGGGGTCAGCAAACCACCTGACCTCCAGCATCTTCAGCGCGTACGACAGCTGGGCAGCTGACAGCTCGGCCAACATCTGGAAGTCTGGGCCATAGTGCTCGACGTAGCCACGCCCATAGTGCTCGCCCGGGATCAGGTTGCACACGGGGAAGAACCATGGGCAGGTCTTCTCCGGGTACCACTCCGACGGCTTGTACTGCACAGAGTCCACCCAGTAGGAGACCCTGTAGCCGGCCTGCTTGGGCCTCCACTCCAGGTCGATCCACTGGTACATGTCCACCTTCGATCGGTCGTTGTAGGACTTCCCAGTGCCTGCCAGGGCCTCTTTGATGTCCGGTGGCAGCGCCTTGTAGAAGTTCTGCTCCTTGACCACGGCCTGGATGACCCGACCGATGTTGTCCCGCTGGACCACGAAGTTACCCATCCCCAGCACCCGAAGCGTGTTCGCCTTCTGGTCCCGGTGGATGGCGCAGTTCCCTGCAATGATGAGGTGGGACAGGGCCAGCATCATCCTGGCCCGTCCCTGGTTGGCATCAAGACGTCTCTTGGCTGCCCTCGCCAACTCCACCAGGCGGTCCTCAGCCTCAGCCTGCGATATCAGGCCATCATCTTGAATCCGCTTGATCATCTCCGGAGAGAATGAGAGCGAGAAGAAGGGCGTTTGGACTGGAAAGAGGAGATCGACGAGTTTGGCTACGAGGTTGTTCACCAGCGTAGCTCCGATGCTGGGAGCACACGTACGTGTAGACTCCCGCGTCCCGACCTCTACCTGGCGGGGTACGAGGGACGGGATGGTATACTTGGCGTATGTTCTGGCCGCCTGCAGCGCAGCGCCATCCTGCAGTTCGGTGAAGGCGGCATCTGGGGTGAGGTACGTGCCAGACATGGTTCAGAATCCGAGTGAAGACCAGACGCCTTGCAGACCCCGCTTCCGGCGGGGATCAGACGTGCCGGAACTGGTCACAGCGGCGTCACCGCCGGGGACCACCTGGGACACGTTCTGGTTCTGGAGGTTCTGGGAGAAGTTCCGCTGAAGGTTCGTGGCCGCAGCCTGCGCCGCAGCGATGGCGTTGTTGGCAGCGATCTGCGACTGCTCGACAGGCGACGGGCCGTTGTTGACAGCCGCCGTGGCAGCGTCGGGGACTTGTGGCTTGGCCATGCCAGTGAGCTGGTCGGTCACGCCAGACAGCCCAAGGGGCTTGGCAACCGCGTGCAGGGGCTTCCGGATGAGTTTGCTCTTCATGAGGGTACCTTCATGTGTTTGGTCACACACCCAGACCCATCAGGGAGCATGTGTGTGTAGCAGTAGTAGGGACGCTGCGCATCCCGGGACAGTCGCTGAACGAACCGGTGGACGTACCGCTGGAAGCGTGTGTCCACAGCGTCGGTCCGGTTGAAGTTCGCAAGGACACTGAAGCAGTGCCCCACATGGGCATCGATGTCTTTGGTCACGATAGCCATGGACGTGACTTCCTCAGTCTTGTCATCCACAGCCACAAGCACCCATTGGTCACAGTCTTCCAGCAGGAGTGCTTCGAGGTACTGGCAGTGCTCGTCATCGGTCCATGACTCTGCCCACCTCGGGTACCGGCTTCTCGCCTCAGTCAGTAGGTTGCAGGCTATCCCTGTCAGGGTCAGCCATTCGGGGGAGTTGTAGTGGTAGTTCAGGTTCATCGGGATGGGGTCCTCTTCCTACTACTGGGCACCCAGTTTGGCATGATCCTTGGCTAGGATGGACACCAGCACCCGATCCTGTTCCACAATGCGAAATCTTCAATGGAATCAAGTACTTAGACGCTGTTACAATCTTCACAATCTGTGCGAGCTCTGAGCAAGACACCATTTTTGACAGAAAAAACCCCTTAAAATCAAGCACTTAGCGCTTGTCTTCAGACCCCTCTATATATATATAAAACGCGCCCCCTTCCTTCCCCGTACCAGAACCCGCTCAGTCTATCCTTTCCGCTGTGGTATATAACAATACAAACACTATCCTTGTGTATGCCTACAAGAGCATAGACACAAGGATAGTGCTGTACTGGTACAACACCGTACAGAAGAGAACAACACTGATGAGCACCTGATAGGTGATCTATCCTTACCACCTGGCTATGTCTTAACCGTCCACAAGGACAGTACCACCCTGTACAAGCACCCTATGGGTACTCTTCAATCCAGAACCCGGGATTGGGTCTGATAGAGAAGGACAGGAGGTCAACACCAGGAGGCACCGGGTCTGAACCGGTACAACAGCATACATCATCAACACATACACCACGTGCGGATAAGGTGAGCTATCGCTGGGACTGGGCCTAAGACCGGTATGGGGGCCGAACGGTCAAAGGCGGGGAGGATCAGGGGGGCGAACCCCTGCCCAACGCGTCTGGCGCCGAAACGCTACAACGTTGAACAGTTCCGAGATGGTTTCTTCTCCTACTACTGGGCACCTACTTGTGGCTGTGAAGCCACAGGTGGATGATCAGTGAAGGATTGGAATCGGATTTCTTCTCCTACTAGTGGGCATCCAGTTTGGACCACGCAAACGACAAAGGCCCACCCGGGGCCTGAACCCCAGATGGGCCTTGTGTCAGCAGAAGAAGAACTCCGAATCCAAGACTTGGCCAAGATCGAAGCCGCCTTGCTCCGGAGGGTCTTCGTACTCCGGGTTCAGCTGGTCCCGGAGTTGGCGCAGGAAGTCGCCCGAGTACATGGCCACAAACTCCTCACGCAGTACCCGGTGCATGTAGTCCATGTCACCAGCATGGGTATAGAAGCAGTCATGGACGCCCATGAAGCTCAGCCCCTGCTCGATCATCCGGTGGATCGTCAGCACCTGGTGGCTGGCATCCAGGCTGTGGATGACGTTGGGGGCCATGGCCATCTCCGTGCCATGGGGATCGGTCTCGTCTACCGCCCCTTGGACAACCACCTTGAACAGCTCCTGTCTGGCGTACAGCCTGAGCTGCTCCGCTTTGTCCTTCCGGACATCCTGGTAGACCATGAAGCCTGACGGTGTGGTCCAGCTGGTGGGCTTGTCCCCGCAGGACTTCACCAGCCCCTTCAGCCAGTCCATGGCCCGGGCTGCACCAGGGAACTTCGACTCAACCCCACGGAACAGGTACCGGCCCAGGAACAGACTGTCCCGGAAACCTTCACCCTTCATCCGGAACTGCCCGCCAGTCTTCTTGAACTCCTCGACCAGCTCGTTGAAGACATGCTCACCGGCGGATCGGGTGGTTGCCGAGTATGAGTAGGTCATCACAGGCTTCTTCGCCATGCTCCGAGTGATGTCCCGCCCAAGCCACCACGTGGCAGTGGCCCTACGAGACTCGTACAGGTCTTTAGAGACGATTTCTCCGCTGGGTAGGGTGATGACACCAGTCCCATCGTCCGAACGCTCTACGGGGCTGTAGTCGGATTCTAGAGCACGTACGGCCCAGTCTCTGACTCCGGTGTAGATGTCGGCCTTGTTCCCAAGTCCGTCACCGTTGTCCAGGTTGACCATAGGCCCCCCGTGCTCGTCGAGGAGTATGGCTGAGTAGTGCTGCAAGCCACTGCATGTGGCATCACCGCCGCAGGGGACTCCGCAGAGGTAGCTTTCGGGGTCTCCGGAGCGGTAGGCTTCCCGGAGTTCCCAAGCCGCAGAGAACATTTGCCAAGGCGCATCCCCGAAAACTTCGGGAGCATCGGCTGGGCAATCAAGAGCCCGTTCAATGTCGTTCCAGTGCTCATCAGTCCACCTTGCCCGATCATCGTTCCGGGCCTTGTCGTATCCGTAGCTGTTGGCGATGTGCACCTTCAGCCAATACACACCACGCTTACCAAGGGGCTTCTTCTCCCAGAAGTGGATGGCGCCTTTGGCCATGTCCGTGCCTTGGGGATTGGGGATGCCCCGGTAGTACATTCGACCCCGGTAGTCAAGGTACATGGGGAACCAGATCGGCTTTCCGATGTCCCGGGTGGCCTGGATCAGTCCGCCTACCTCACGAACACGCTGCAGCCATTCGGCGTGTTGGACGTGCCATTTCGCCTTCTTGACCTTCCATTCATGGAACAGCGCATTCGCCTCATCCGTATCCGGCCGCTGCGCCCCTTCCCAGGGCCATGGCGGCTCGATCGGGGGTCGGGTAAGGGGAACACCCAGGGTACCACCTCCAGCGTCCCAGAGGGCCGTTATGGCCTTCCTGGTGGGCTCATGGATTGTGAAGGGAGTGGACTGCAGGTAGTTCACTGCAGCGAACACCTTCGGCATCCGTTGGGCTGACCAGTTCTGGCCCCACTCCTCACGCAGGCTCTTACGGACACTGTGGAGCTTCAGCAGTGGGGCCTGTGCCTTGCGGTTCGGCGTCAGGTAACCACCGTCCATGCTGTTCGTCCATGGGTCAGGCGGCGCCAGCATCCGGCTCTCCTGGCGGTTCCAGACGCGATCCAGATCACTGTCGAGGTAATCACCCAGGAACTGCAGGACATCGCCTTCAAGGGCCACTCTCGTGGCTTTACGGGGGTATTTCAGGGTACGCAGGAGCCCGCAGCTGTCCATGGCCACGTAGCACCAGAACCCCAGCTGGGCCAGCTCCTTGGAAGACCGGCTGGAGAGCATCGAGCCCAGCTTCTTCTGGGCATCCTTCATCACCATGTTCCGACCGACACGGGACTGCTCTGCAGAGTCTTCGAAGTCGAGTGGGAACGCTTCGCGGTACAGGCCGACGTTCTCCTCGTCCTGGATGTTCCGGCCAGTCCTGACCAGGTACCCAGCCAGGGTATGGCTACCACCGTGGGGGACGGTGACTTCCAGAAGGGTGGTCATGGCGATGGCAGCCACTTCAGAGAGGCCGATACGCTCGTACAGACGGTACCGCCAGTCCCGTCGGCCAATGTCCTGGAACACCACCTTCAGGGCTTCCAGCACCGTGCTGTGGTGCACGGCCAGCCAGACACGGGCAGCGCCGTAGTTCGACCGGCCTGCATCCATGTCGGAGCTGAGCTTCTCCAATGCCTTCGTGCGGGCTTCGTGGTCTGTTGTAATCTCACGAACCCGCTCTGCTGCTCGCAGTTCATCGAAGTTCATCACTCGATCCTGTAGTCTTGCTTGACTTCCCGGTAGATGCGGTCCAGCTTGGCCTTGACCACATCCCAGTGGTCGGACCCGGCCCATAGCTCAGCGAATGCCTGCTTCCGCCTGTGGTACCGTTCTTTCATGAGCCCGACTGCGCCAGTCTCAGCGCACACGGCCAGCTCGTCGTAGAAGATGTCTTCCCACTTGCGATCATACGATGCGGACATATCCGGTATCCTCTTTGTTGCTTGCAATGGAACGATTGCCGCGAAGGATGCCTTGGCATCCCATGCAGCGGTACTGTCTGTAGCTGTTGACCTGCATGTGCACATCACCGGGGATGCGCTGGACCTGCTGACCACCGCAGTGCGGGCAACGCTTCTGGTCTGCGTAGAACTTGGACAGGTCCACACCGGGGTAGCCCCAGCCCCGAATCTTCTTGTACACCTCAGCCGTGGCTACGACGTCCTGCTTGTTGTACGTCTCCATCTCCTTCCAGGCTTCGATGTTGCCTTGAAGGCACTCACGCCACAGCTCGATGCCTGGGAACTTCCCATGGCCTTCCTTGTGGCTGTGTCCGTAAATCTTGGAGATGTGCTCCAGCTTGTGGCTGTCCGGCATGCTGTAGGTCCGGGACAGGCGCTGTGCGTCGCAGTGCTGGTAGTTGCTGGGCCGGCCCAGGCCATGGGCAATGCACCGGTAGTGAATCTTCCGGACATCGAACTTCTTGCCGTTGATCGTCACCAGGACATCGCAGGTGTCCAGAAGTGTGTACAGCTGCTCGACCAGCTCCTTGTCATCGTAGGGGTCACGATCTCGCAGGTCTTGGTAGAAGGGCTTGCCGTCGTGCAGCCACATGCCGCAGTAGCTGATGATGCCAGAGTGCTGCAGCACATGCTTCAGTGACAGGGACTGGTCATACATCCCGAACGTCATGCCCAGCATCGGGCTCGTCTCGATGTCCAGCACCAGAATCTTCGGCCCGTCGTGCACGACGCTGGGCCAGAAGTTTTCGGGCACGGGAAGCTGCCGAGTTTTGGCGAGTGCGCGTCTTGCGTGCTGAACGGCCTTCATTGTCTTTGTCCTCGTGGTACGGGTAGATGAACTTCTGATGGGGTTTGTCGTAGTAGGCCAACAGCTGCGTCAGCCACTTGATGATGCTTGGGTAGTCGGTGGCCTTGGCGCCCCATTGGGCAGCGGCGTTGGCCACCTTTCCCTCCGCAGCGTTGCAGGACCGGTGCAGAAGACCCCTGATCCACCCTGAGTCGTGGTCATGGTCCAACACACCCTCTCCTTTCACCGACAGGTCAATGGGCTTCTGGCAGATGGCGCACAGCTTACCCTGCTCGATCCACAGCTTTCGCTGAAACGATTCCATCTGGCTGCGGGGCAGCTTGATACGCCTCTTGGGAGTCTCGTCTGTCATTCCTGACTCCTCACTGCGAACATCTCGATGTACGCCTCAGCTGCAGCTTCTGGGGAATCCCCGTAGCTCATCCGCTCAGCGCACCACTTCACTGCGTGGGCCAGCTCCTGCACAGCCTGCTGGTACTCCACAGCGCACTGAGTCACACCGGACAGGTCCAGGAAGCTACGCGCCGGTGTACCAGTCTCAGGCCCCGCAGTCTTCGAGGTATCGTTTGAGTTCTGGGGGAAGGTCGAGTCCATTCAGGTACTCCAAAACGTTGTCATCAGGATGTCTGAGAAGGTACAGCAGCTGGGCTTCGGGCAGTGGGTCTTGGCCAATCTCCCGGTAACACTCCAGCACGATCCGTACAGCATCAGCCTCGTTGGCCGCTTCCAGCAGCTTGAACGCCTTGGCAGGGCCACAGGCACGCGTCTTGCCGGGTGCCGGGGCCAGGCCCTGGATGTTGTCTGCCTGGTCGCCCATCAGCATCTGCGCCCAGAAGAACACCATCCCACGGCCGATCAGCTTCCAGGCCCCGGCAGATGTCCGCTCCAGCTTCAACCACCCAGGCCCTGCACCATTGTCGATCTCGAAGGTGCTCATGTCCAGGTATGGGCCACGGACTTGACGCAGGTCTTTGTCCACAGAGGCAACCAAACCCTGCTGTCCGAGACGCTCCGAATCCATGACGATCGCATCATCCGCCTCGACATCATGGTGCAGGTGGTACGACACAGCAGTGGATGCCGTTTGCAGGCCCGTAATGGCCTCCTTGAGCGGCTCTAGCAAGGGGGGCTTTGGCTTCCCCTTACGGTGGGCCTGATAGGGCTTGTAGGCCCGGATTTCAAGCCTGCCTGCCTTCTTGCTGTCCTTGGCAGTCAGGTGGACCCGGGCACTGGTGCAGCCAGTCATTCGCATCAGACTGGCCACCGCCGACTGGATGTGCAGGATTCCAGCATCAAGTGTCTCGACGGTGTATGCGGCGTCGTAGCACAGCCCATCACCATCGAGGATCAAGACCCGGCCTGGCACCTGGTCCGGGACGATACCCGGACCCTCGTACTCGGCGATCTGCTTGAGCAGGTCACTCTTCGTCATCTTCAGGTACAGCCAGCATGCGTTTCGGAACCTTCGGGAGAGCTGAGGCAGCCTTCTTAACCACAGCAGCCTTCACCTCCTCATCCTCGTGCTGGATCATCTCAGCCTCAGCATCCTCGCCTTCCGGCAGGGCCAGGCGGGGGGCATCGCCAGCAGCCTTCTGTGCCTTCCGGGCAGCAGCGGCAGCTGCTTCTGCCTGTACCTTCTCAAGGATGCCTGCCTGCTTCAGCATGTGCTCAGCAGGGGAACCTTCGAAGTTCACAGCACCGAGAATCAGCCGTTGCGAGTACGACAGAACCGGGCCTTCCTTCGTGCTGTTGTACAGCGATTCCCACTGCTCGATGCTGGGCTTCTGCCAGCTGAAGTACCGGATGTTCACCATCTCGGGAACATCGTACGGCTCGTCGGTGATCGGGTTGATGGCCGGGCCAACCTCGTCCAGTCGGAACTGACCGGCTTTGGGGTCCTTGTCGGACTGCAGGAAGTTCGCGATGTACGGGTTGCCGATCAGCTCCGGGAACGCCTTCTGGTCGTCGTTGCGCAGCTTGCTGAACGCCTTGAAGGCAGTGGACTTGGCGCCGGTGCTGATCTTCAGCATGAAGGTCCTCTCTTCCTTCGGGGATCCGTCGGCGTTGACAAACTGTGCCGGGTCCGCCTTCTTGGACAGCGGGAACACCTCGAACGTCCAGACGAACTGGTTATCCACCGGCTTCTGCTGTTTGGTGTTGAAGTCCTGGCGCATCTGGGTGCCCAGCTCGATGTACCCGTTGCAACGGACGAATGCCCGGCCCGGGGGTACGCTGAAGTTACCACCTTCGTTCTGGGTGGCAACGGTTTGGTCAACGCCTTCGGTGTTGGCGGCCAGTTGGGCGAGCAGTGCTTTGTTCAGTGCCATTGTCGTGTCCTCACAGGGTTACGTGATGTTTCTCAAACAGGTTTGCCCCGGCCTCTGCTTCTGTCGGGAATGGAACGGGCAGTTGGTACCCGTAGTCCGCCATGAAGTCCGGGATGGATTCCATGATCGGCTTCACTACTTTTACCACAGGTGTGACCAGTCGGTCAAGCGTGTCGAAGTACAGGGCGTCATGCACCTGATTGACCGCGTACACCAGATTCCGCCATTTCTTGCGGGCCAGGATGGCCCACATCACTTCCCCGGCCATGGCTTGGACGAAGAAGCTGCCTTCCCCTTGGATCGGGAAGTTACGCATGTGTGGCGTGTGGAACTGCATCTGAACGGTCTTGGTGCCGTTGATCCACACGTCCTTGGGTCTCTTCTCGAAGGTGTACACCGTGCCGCCAGGGCTGGTCCATGTGCCCCTGAACACAGCGCGTTCCCCATCGTCGTAGGCCAGCTTCACGGTGTGCGAAGTGCCTTCGATCTCCGGGTACACCTTCCGCTCATACCAGCGCTCAACCCCGGGGAACAGCCTCCGTTCATTGTCAATGAACTCCTGGGCCTCTTCCACTGTACATCCAAGGTTGAACGCCATGCCGTAGGCAGTGCCCCCGTACTGGTACTGGAAGGCTTTGGGCTTCGTTAGGGTCCGCAGCTTCTTGTACTCAGCGTGCTGAGGGTCGTTCTCGTCCTTGCACTTCCGTAGCACGTCCTCGTACGGCTCACCAAGGGAGGACGCCAGACGCATGCAGTGCATGTCGGTACCCTTGACCAGAGCGTCAATCAGGTTCTTGTCCTTGCTGAACGCAGCCAGAACCACCACTTCAAGGGCCGAGTAGTCGATCTCGATCATCCGACCCCGGGGTTCGCCAGCCTCCAGCCCCTCCAAGCAATACTGGTAGACCTCATCGCCAATCTCGTGTCGATGTTTGTCCAGCCACAGCCTGTCGTTGAACCGGCTGGTGAACAGCAGCTTCACACGTGCCGTGTCTCCACGCGGTACGTTAGTGAGATTCATTGTGTTCGGGCAGGTTCGTTACTCCCTGCCCCGCCTTTCGGCAGCTGCATGTTTCCATGCAGATCAGACTATATCTTCACAGCACCTTCTTTTTGGAAGGGTGTGCCATGCGCTTCCACCCACTTGAGTGTACTCTCTTTCGAGATAGTCGTTGCATGCCGTTTCATCCATTGATGTAACTTACCATGATCGGATGTTGTCATCAGGACAAGGTTGTCAAACTCATTGTTATGCGGGTCGAAATCCACATGGTGGACACACCAGCCTCTCGGAATTTCAGTAATCTTGAGGCGCTCGCACACTACAATGTTGTGAAGAAACACATGCTTCGAACCGCGGCGTCCTGTGTACCAATCAGGCTTGAGCATCATCAGATACCCCTTGTTGTCCCCAACCACGCCTTTGTAATTGGGGTGATCGGCGCCAGTCCGTCCTATCATCCATGTGTGGATCTTCTGCGCCCGGCTGTACGTAATATGCTTGCGGCGCTTACGAAACTCTGCCGGGTACTTCCGCCATACCTTTCCAACCTGCTTCAACGTAACGCCCAGTTCCTTAGCGATCATGCTAAGAGTGAGCGTTGTGTTCTCGATCATATCTTCAATGGTGCGCATAGCCTTTCCTATGATGCACGGCACTCAGGATTCCCAGCTAAGGGTTCCCTGATTTCACATGGTTTTACAAGCCCAACATTCTAGGCTTCGTTCCGGACAGGCGCCCAGTCTTCACCGATGTCGTGTTCAGCTCATGGTGCACTATGTTGTCGTATGGGTCTACGTAGGTGAGCATACCTACCTGCTCGCCCTGACCGTTGGTCCTCATGTAGTACGTGCCCAGCTCTTTGTCCAGCTCGGAGAGGCGGACCATGGCCTTCGCCACAGGCTTCCACTCCTCTGGCATGCTTGGCTGTTCGGCCCATGCCTCGATGAACTCTCTGCCGGTCGGGTACACCTTGGACCCATCGGCGTGGGTCATAGTGGTCTCGTAGTTCTCCAACCGATCCCGGAAGGCGTCAGTCAGATGGTCCCACGGGATGATACCCGGCAGTTCGTACTCGGCTTCAAGCCATCGCAGCTTCTCCTCATCGGTATCGACACGGAACACCTTAGGTGCCCCTTTGTTCACCCCACTGGCCCATGTGACTGCACCCTCCGGCACCGGGCCATCGGCGGGGTAATACTTCCCGTCGGCGCCCTTGTACATGTCCGCCTTGACGTACTTCGGGGGGTCGTACGAGCCCCTGTACCGGGCCTTGTAGTACCCACCGTACAGCAGCGCAGGCTTCGTGCTGATCGTCACCTTGAAGTCCAGGCCGGGCAGGTCAGGTGCCCGTGTCTTCAGGGACTCGTGCACGAACTTGTCCAGCTCTTCGTACTCTGCTTCGCGCTCAGCCAGGTGCTCTGCCGCCAACTTCATGTCGATGTGCATGCCGTTGTATGTCGCCATGGTATTGAACAGGTATCCACCCATTCGCAGCATGAACATGTCCCACATGCCCTTGGCTTGCAGGGCCTGCACCTGACCCCAGAAGACCTTCCGGGTGTTCTCGATGTCCCCAGATGGGCCGAGCAGGTACTCGTCGAACAGTATCCGCTTCTCGATCTGGCTGGTCTTGATGCCCTGCTTCCACAGCGCCTTGACCACATCGACCTTCTGCGTACCGCCGTACCGTGGGGCAGTGGTGTCCAGGCCGGGGTACAGCTCCGTCATGCCGCCGAGGATGAACTCTGCGGTCTGGGTGTCGAACAGCCGTCCGCCCCGGTGCAGGAACCCCCACATGGCCTTGGGCTGGCGGTGCATAAGCCACTTTACATCGTACTGGAGGTTATGGCCAACCAGCATGTCCACCTCATCGGGGATGGTCAGCCACTCCTCATCTGTGGGCCCGTCGAAGTACCGGCCCTCGATCGTGCCATTGCCGTAGGCGTCTTCGATGCACCAGCCAGCAGCCACGATGTACAGCTCGGGGTTCCACGGGTTGGAGACGGGGTCCTTGGGGTTCCCCGTGGTCTCAGTCTCCAAGTCCAAGATCATCACAGACATCAGTACCCCCTCTGCAGGATTATTTCCAGTCCGTTCCGCAGCGCCACATCCGGGGTTGGGGGCAGCGGAGCATCAAACGTCAGCTCGTACTTCTCGCCGTTGATGGTTACCTTCAAGGTGTCGATGTCGAAGCTCCATGCCCCGGCAAGGTCTTCCTTGTGGTACAGCAGGCGGTCCACGATCTCCAGCGCCACATTGTTCACCAGATCGTTCGCCGGCCTGTCCTTGTACCGGATGGCACCAGCGGCGTATATCTTGCCCTTGGGCTTGTACACGCCAACGGTGACCATCGCAGAGCCCACCTTGTACTCGGCGTTGAGCTTGACGTTGAAGCGCTTGTCGCCGGTGGTCAGCAGGGATTCAATCGTTCGTGCAGGGATCATGACATCTCCACAAATTCACATTTGGTTGGGTCAAACACAAGCTGACACTTAACATACCCTGGTGATCGGGGACGCTGCAGCTTGTTCTTCGGGGTACTCAGGCCGCGCAGCTCTGGGCTTTCCTGATCGAAGTTACCCATCATCAGGATCAGGTCAACGGCGCCTTGTACACCAGTCTTGGACTCCTTCAGCGCAGACTGGGGTGGATACAGCATGTTCGCACCTTCCTGGCTGATCTGGATCGTACCGATGCCCACGCAGTCGTGCCTGGCCAGAATCTCCCGCCACAGTTCCCACACCCGCTCTGTCTCGGCATGGGCTGCCTGACCAGGCACTCCGGTGTGGAAGTTCGACAGCATGTCAGCAACCACCACAGAAGGCTTCACAGCGTCGATTACGCGCTCGATCTGCCCCATGCTGGCCCCGTGCATGTCCTTGATCCGGATGAAGTCTGACGGGGTTCCCAGGGCCTTCTCGTAGGCTTCCTTCAGCTTGCCGGCCTTGGACAGCTTCTGCAGATCATCCATGGTCATGCCAAGCGCCGACTGGTACAGGCGAGGAATCAGGCGTCTGCCCTTGCCCTCGTTGTTCAGCCAGAGGATGGGACGATCCGGACCGAACAGCTTGAACGCCTGCCCTGCCCAGTCCGTGAGGATGGCCGCCACAAGGCTGGTCTTCCCACGGTCAGGACGTGCTGCGATGGCGATGCTGATCCCGCCCAGAACCCCTTGGATCGAGTGCCGCAGGGCTGGCCATCGTCTGAACTTCAGGCCCACATCCTGGTCGGCTTCTTCCAGAAGCTCCTCGATCGGTGTGCGCTCGTAGTCCGTGGCTGATGCCATGCCGGCCAGCTTCATGGCATGCTGGGCAACGGCTTGAAGCTCGAAGGCCAGGTCGATTTCCTCGCCTTGGTCCCACTTCTCGATGATGCCCTGGGCTTGTGCTGCCAGACGCCTGGAGTACAGCACGTCGCTGACAGCGCTCAGCTCACCTTCGGTCGGTGGATTGTCTTCAAGCTGTTTGATCAGGGACAGCATCAGGGCTGTGCCGTCGGGGTCTTTGTCCGCCTGCAGCGCGATCATCTCACGGATGGCCTGCAGGCTGACCTCCTCAGCACTGGGGTTACTCTTCAGGTAAGCCCGGTACCAGGCCATGATCGCCTGGGTCTCGACCATTCCATCACCCTTGGGGATCGTCGGACCCAGCAGGTTCAGCTTACCGCGATCGCGCAGAAGGTGCAGGATCGTCGTTTGCAATGACACGCTTATACTCCTCGTTGATGTGGTCCATGGACATGTCCTTGGGGTCAGCGCCTTCAGGCACCCTGAACACCCGTACATCCAGGAACGGGGACACTTCCGCCGTGGTCCGTCGGACCGCCTGCCGTCCGGCATCGTCACCGTCGTAGGCCAGCACTACCGGGCATCCCAACAGCACCAGGACACGCTTGGCTTCGCGGTTCATCAGAACCCCGTGGCTGCACAGCACGTTGGCCGTCTTGCCACACACTGCATACAGCTTGAAGGCCGACAGCAGGTCTTCGCAGACGATGGTGAAGTCATCGTTGGCCCGTGCCTTCAGCAGCGTACTCGTGGTGCTATGCAGCCATTTAGGCTGGCCATCAGGGGTGGTGGCCCTGCTGGCGAACTCACCAGTCACTGGGTTGATGAAGTACAGGCGCCGTTGGCCGGGGCTGTACTTCAGCTTCCAGTCGAACAGCCATGACGGTTGCAGTCCGTACCGGTAAAGCCTGCTTGCGAGTACATCTTCCGGAACATCCAACGTCAGGTCTACAGGCAGTTCACGGGGCTTTGGCGTGGCCACGGGCTTCGCCTGACGTACTTCCTTCATTTGCTGGGCATACCACCCGCACCACATGCACAGCGCGGACCAGCGGTCAGGCTTGTTGTGCAAGATCAGGTTATCCTTGTTGCAGTGCCCGTGCCGTATCCACTTGCTGCGTCCGACAGGCAGGGCCTGCGCTTCTCGCAACCAGTTCATCAGCACTCCTCGATCGGGATGAAGCGGGGCTCGTTCTGGGCAGCGGGAACCGGGTTGGCCGTCTGGTACACAACGCCCGGAGCAGGGGGGCAGGAACGGCACGGGGCATCCCGGAAGAACTCCTCTTCTGGAACCCATTTGCCCTTCTCGAACGAGTAGTACATGCTGCGGTAGGTGTCTTTCAGTTGCATGGTCATTCTCCGTTTCAATCCACACGCGCATTTGCAGTGCGTGTCATTCTCCAAGGTCCAGTTCGGGTTGCACTTCAGCGATTTCCGCCAGCTTGTCCAGTAGCGCCATGTAGTTCGACAGCATGTCGTACACCACCAGCTCCAGCAGAACCCGGTCAAACTCCGCATTCATCCGGATGGTACGGGTGATGATGTGGTCCATGTCCGTGAAGGCTACGTGCAGGGTGCCACGGTCATCGTCGTGATCATAGGTGGTGTACACCGACCAGCCGCACGCACCGTCCTTGAAGCTGCAGAACACATCGTGGTACTGATAAACGCCGTTCTCGTCCTCTACCGTCATCACGTTCGGCAGCTTGTCAACGAATCGATCGGTCAGTTTGGACAGGTAGGCTTTGTGCTTCGTGAACATGTTCATATCCTCGTTTCAATCCACGCGTCCCACGATTGGTGGGGCGTCTTCCGTGTCTTAGCTTCAAAGAACGCCCCGGTGGGCGAGTTCCGCAATGGCATCGTCCATGGTGTCCACAGTGTGACGTGGGGTCACCGTGAACTCTTCCAGGTACGTATCGCCTTTGGTCAGGTACACATCGAGCTTGCCCATCAGCTCGGGGAAGATTTGCATACGTACACCGTTCGGGTACAGCAAGCCGTCCGACAGTCGTTTTGCCTTGTGACTGAAGTCGATCAGGTAGTGCCGTACCCGGAAAGCCCCAATGGGCAGGGCACACTTTGTGACCCACAGGAACAGCTCCTCATCCGTCGGTTCCTTGTCAACCAAGTACGCAATCCGCTGCCTGCCCGATGTACGGATGACGACGCCATCTTCCGGGAAGTACCGAACTGTGGTTGCCTTACCGTTCTTCACCAGCTCCAACGATACTCCCTTGTCATAGTCTCGCATGGTTCATCCTCTCAAAACGCCATACAACAGCCAGTGTGCCACCACGTTCGCAGGCAGCGCACGTTCCTTGTCCGTCAGGTACCCGCCATCTGACAGCCTCAGATGGGCACCTTCGTTCCGCAGTACGATGTACTCCCGAGACTCGAAGGTCACATACCCATACCCCCGGCGCAGTACCTTCCCAACCTGCCGGCGCATGGTGCCTTGTGGGACTTCCTTGAACACGTCGAAGGAAGCGGGCAGCGCGGCCTTCTTGCCAAACCCCATACGTCCGCGGGCACCAAACCCACACGCCGTTACGGACACGTCCATAGCGCTGAAGTTCGGCCAGCATGTCCAAGTGATGCACACGGTGCCGTTGTGGCTGATCCACTGGTGGGTGCCGGGGTAGTTGGTCAGCTGCCGGACATACTGCTTGATCCGCTGGTACAGACTCTTACTCATCGCCTTCCCCAAGGGCACCTTTGCAGTACCCGATGATGTCCACCCAGTTATCCCGGTAGTTGACGTCGCCGTTGATCATCCGGGACAGCTTCATGGCGATCATGTCCAGGCACATCTGCTGTACAGGGGACGCCTTCTCGGTTGTCAGCAGGGTCTTGAGGGCGTGGTACAGGGCACCGTTCTGGGCGAAGGTGCCATACCGTTCGCCCCGTTCCTTCAGCACATCCTTTACAGTCATGGCAGCTCCCGTTCTTCCAGTGCCTTGCATGCGCTTCCGTAGATTTCAGCCCATGACGTATCGTCTGACTTCAAGCCGCCCCACAGAGGCTTCACGAAGCCCCTGTACTCAAGGTAGATGGTCACGTGGTCGCCGTCTTCCCGTGTGATGAGGTCATACCCCTTGGCATCGGGGACACCGCCCCAGCGCCCGCCACATGACGTGGCGTCAAGGAACCATACCGGGAAGGGCAATTCCCTGTACTTGTCCTCAAGGTACAGGGTGGCGTCCACATCGTCCGGCGCCACGTCCGAGAACGTGTCGCAGAGCAGCTCGAAGTCGGCGTCGGCGTACCGAAGGTCATGCCGCACCGACTCTTCAAGGGCATCCAGAATCCAGTCAATCAGTTCGTCACGCATCATTCACTCCTGTGTTCGTAGCAGAACGTCGCCTTGTACAGCTCTTCCATCATCCCCTCCGACCACCAGTTCAGGTGGTCACCGTGCTTGAACTCGAGCATGGCCAGCACGGCTTCGGCCTTCTCCTTTGGGTACCCACCGACTTCCCGAAGTGCAGGGGATCGGGAGTTCCGCAGGGCCAGCACCGCCTTGCACCCGCCAACCGACTGGGGCTGGACATACTTGCCCGGGTGCAGGTAGTGCAGGAACTGCTTCAGCGCAGGCTTGAGGTACAGCCCAGTCTTCGCGAGTAGTGGGTATATCTGGTTCTGATCCCTGATCCAGAAGTACACCTCACCCTTGGCACCAGGGCCGTGCCGGAACAGCACATCATCCACCCATTGGTGTAGCTCGGCGTAGGTGCCGGCCATGTCACCCCGGTACACCTCACCGTCGAACCAGTACCAGTACGCCACGATGCATTGGGTATCTGCAGACACCCGGACTCGCCGAATGTCCGGATGCATCTTCACTTGGATCATACAGACCTCACTTCTCACAATCGCATTTCAGGGCCTTGGAGGCTTTCTGCACCCTGGTTGGGGCAACCACCTTGGCTTTCGGTTTGGAAGGCACCACGGGCCTGCTAGGGGCCTTAGCGGGCGTGATTTCGTAGGCCACACACTCTTGGACACGAATCGTTGTCACCATACGCTGCAGGGCACCTCCGTGGGACCCTCCGATGGAACCGCCCTGACCAGAACTACCGTTGGCACCGAAGGCCATGGCACCTGACGTGGACACGGTCAAGACCGTGGTGGTCTCGTGCACCTTGTGGCCGATCAGTTGGGTAAGGCCGGGCATGACTTCCACCCGACGGTACGGCATGTCGAAGTCGGGGGCCAGCCACTGGTTCTCACCAAGCTTGACGTTGCTGTCCACGAACAGGCCGATCACACGGCCTTGGACGTCCGTAGACATCACGCGCTGGCGAGGACCGCAGTACGGGTCCGCCATACGGCTGATCTCGGCCGAAGGGGCCACCATCGCTGCAGCAGGCACCGTGACAGGGTTGATGTTCAGGGACTTGTTGTTGTACATGTACCCGCCGGTGGCCAGGCTGGTGTGGGAGTTCACACCGAAGCTTCCAACAGAACCGCCCGTGGCCGTCTGGCCTTGGTGCTGGCCTTGGGTCTGGTCGCTGTGTGCTTGCGAGTGCACGCCGTTGACAGAAGCCGTGGGCTGGTTGGTGGTGTTGAAGGTCTTGTTGTCCGAGTTGGTCTTGCAGGCATTGACGCCGACGCAGTCTGCGCCCGGGGTATTGGTGGCGTTGGCAACGGTGGCGATCAGGGACAGGGTCAGGGCGATGATGGTCTTATTCATGATTCAGGTTCCTTGTTGAGTTCAGGTTTTGATTGGGTTTTGATCAGACGTGGGTGAAGCTGCCTTTTTCCAGTCGGATCAGGGCAGTGCGGACGATTCCAGACAGGCCAATAGGATCACACCGCAGCGGGGCGCCTACAGTCATCTGGACACCGGCTCGACCTTTCGGCAGGTGGATACGCACTTTGGTGCTGTCACCAGTAGCAGCAAGCACCATATGCATTTCCCCATCGGGGCTGGCAGCTTCGAGGTTTGTGTACGCGTCGCTTGCAGTAGTCACTGACCAGTAAGGCACATCCGGAGCCCAGTGCAGGATGAAGCGCTGGGAATCTTCAGCGGACTTGTACTGCGCCTTCGCCGCTGCCACTACCTTAGCCAGAACCGCCGCAGCATTCAACCCTTTGGTTTCGGGGATGTTGAGAAAAGCCAGTTCATGGAATGGGGCAACCTGGCCACCTTCAATCAGAATCACATCAGCATCCCACGTTTCATAGGGGTATACCTGCAGGGTGCGGCCGTTGTGGACGAACTGTGGGCGCAGCTTATCGCCAGCCAACTTGTGGGCATCAATGTCCTTGTAGAAGGCGGCTTGTTCTTGGGTCAGTTTCAGTTCAGCCATGATCTTCCTCTTTCAGTCTAAATCGTATTGGTCAAGCATGTTCAAGCACATGCCAAGGTCTTGGATCACGTCATTGAGGTCATGCCCGTGTTCCACCGCACGCTGCATCGCCATGTTGAAGGTGTCGGCGTACTTAGGCTCCTTGAATTGCAGAAGCAGGTAAGCCTCATTCGTGGTGTCAAATAGGCTTACAAGGGACTTGTCATGGGGGTCAGCTACGGGCGGTGCGCCATATTCCTCCTCATACCAATCGATATTCTCGTAAACGATCTGGTACACTTGCGCGTTCATACTGCTGACAGCTGCTGTGCAATGGAACAGCAGCATAAGCGCCCGCGCAGTTGAGCCGTTGAGGACCTCTTCTGCCCGGTCCGCCCAAGCTTTGGCGTCAAAGCTGGGCTGGTCCGTGTCCGCGTCTCCGAACTGTTTGTAGTACAGAAGCCCGCGACGCAACACCTCGATACCAAACCAGCGGTTGCCGGCACCAACGGTGATATCAACGCCGTCAGGCATACGGCTTGCGTCGCCAACTTCGGTTACCCGCAGCGTGTCAAACTTCAGAATCCCTTGGGCGAATACTTCAAGTTCGTCATCCATTCTGCAATCTCTTCAGTTTTTCAGTATTCAGTTCTAGCGTAAGCCGGGCTGCACGGACTGCATTCTCCAGCTCAGCAATCGCCAGTGCTTTCTCTTCCTCAGCGTCCCGCTGGAAGCGCTCGGGGAACAGGGCTGCCCAGACGTTCTTTACTATCGGAGACCCGGCGTACGTTACGTCTGTGCTGTGGAACACATCGCCGTTACGGCTATATGCCACGATGGCTTCCCCATCGACCGCCGTCATGGTGACATGCACCTCGATACCGTCTGGGAATTCAAGGGTGTTCCCGACCAGCTTCACCTGACCCAGCTGGCTGTTCAGCACAGCTGACAGCTCCATGTCCGCCGGTGGGCTTGACTGATCGAACGCCGTCATGAACAGGTGCTCGAACACTTGGGTATGTGTCGCGAACTTCCGCTCATCCTGATCAAGCAGGTATACAGTCGGTTCCGCATACTCCGCTTTGCTGATGGCCAGCGTCATGGTGTCCGTGTCAAGCTTGTAGATGCGCACGACTTCACGGTCATAGGATGGGTCAGCAAGGTCATACTTGGTCTCGTACGCCCGGAAGGTGTACGTGCTGTAATCGTCGTGCTTAAACTCGAACTTCACGATGCGCTCCGGATGGCGTTCTGCACGCCTTTGATGAACATGTGACACAGAGCAGGGGGGATGCCCCGCTCCACCTTCTGCAAGTCTTCCAGGATGACACGGGCAACCGGGGGCGCCATGGGCAGGGTGACTCGCAGTTCAACCTTCCCAGCACCTTGGCTGAACATCAGGCCATCCTTCGTTTGGGCCACTGCGTAGCCCATTTCGGCGGGCACGTCCACTTCGAGGTACTGCACATGCCCTTCAGAAGCCTTTACAGCCCCGTAGACGCGTTTTCTGAAGTGCTCGAAGGTGTCGGTACTATACCCCCGTGCCATAGCCTTGTGGGCCGTTTTACGCGGTACGATGAGCTTGCTCACAGCACCCCCCCAAGCTTCAACAGTTCAAACAGCGCCCACAACAGGTTAACGGCAAGCAGGCCGACGGCCAACCGTCCGGCGTTGTTCATCTTGGCTGCCAAGCGGTACAGCGCCTTGCGGCGCGGTGCGGACCACGTGTAGTCCGCTTCGTTGCGAGTACGCTCTGCCAGATGGTGTGCATACTCTGCGATCAGCCAGCAACCCACGCTGCTTCCAAGCAATGTCCAGATCATGATCCACCTCATTCGTAAACACGCTCTGCGTCTTCGGGGATACCGAAGCGTTCCACATCCTTCAGCACCGACACCAGCAAGTCGATTGCCGTCTTCTGATCGTTCCAGTAATACTGCATGGGGATACGCCACACCCGTGGAAACTCTTCACCACGGCTGATGTAAAGCGTCAGGAAGGCGTACAAGCCGTCCTTGGACAGCTCTATGGTGTCACCCTCATGCTCGATCAGAAAACGCCGTAGAGGCCGTTCTGACACGTCGTAGCCCCATTGCCAAAGGTCCCAAGCCCGTGCCTGCACGGGGTCTTTGTCTGCTCTCATGTCATTCTCCGAAGATGGCCAGTGCCAAGACCGACACCAGCACAACAAAGCCAAGGATCAACAGGCTTGCAAAGCCTGTGTCTTCGAGTGTGTCATCCGGGTACATACTCGCCTCACGCATTGCAAAGGAACAGGTTCAACACAGCCAGCACAGCGGCGATGGCTATCAGGCCAGCCGCTGTACCGTGGGCATCCGCCTTGAGGGCGGGATCATTGGCCTTGCGGCCATACTCAAATGCAATCAGGGCGCCCACAGACGCCACGACGATCAGGATATCCATTTCGAAACACCCCCAAGGACTGCACCAGTCAGGCTGCCCAACAGACCCAGCACAAGTGCCAAGATCAGAAGCAGAACAGCAACCGATGGGTTGATTAAGAACATCACAACGATGGTTACCGGGTTCAGCAACAGGGCCAAGCCCAGCATCAGCACGACTGCACCCGTTGCCATTACAGTGTCAATCACGTCTTTCATTGGTTCAATCCTCATACAACAGTTCAGTGAAGTGCCGCCTCACGGCGGCGTATCACTGCCCGGTTAGAACAGGTACGTATCACGAAGTTCTTCAGCCAAGGACCCTACACGGGTTCTGTTTCTGTACCAATCCAACAGATTGGCTTTGGTACCCAACACACCCCTGCCTTGTGTAGATTCGTAGATAACCTGTTGCAAAGCCATTCCATCGAACCTGTCAAAACCGTTGCCAAGCTTGTCAGCAATAGCTTGTCCAACACGTTCATCATCAGCGAAGGTTCTGCCGTACAACACCCATGTACCATCAATGTACCCGGTGTTGTAGAAGTGTTTACTCCACAGTTCATCCGCTTCTGCAGTCAGTGTTCCATCCGGTTCAGTCAGGTACTGAAGTGCTAACAACACCGCATCAAGGCTGTTGTTAGCACTGTAGATTCTGATCTTGCTACCCATTGGGTTATCCAGTTCTACGGCTTTGTAGTACGCCTGCAGGGGTGTTGGATGATCTGTGTCTTCTTCGTTTTGCAGAATCCGTTCCACCCACTCTGTGGGTATACTGCCCACATAGGTTCTAACACAGCCGTTGGGTTGTGTTATCACTTCTGCTACGGTGATGTGTTGTACTGGTGTTTCAGGGGTGATTTCAACCGTGTGTTTTGTTTCCATGATCTGTGCCTTGTATTGTGTTTGATCTGTTCTTCGGTTGTGTTGTTCCGGTGTTTGCACCGGCCTTGTACCTGTTCGATCGCTCGGTGCTCCGCACCTCAAACAACGATCGATACGGACGCCTACGGCGTTGTTTTTGGACACACCCCCCCTACCCCCCCAAGTGACTTAAGGGCAAAGCTTCGCTTGCCCATCACCCGGTGAAGGATTTCTAGACCCTTCCCCGTTCCGACAGGGAAGTCAAGGTGCGTTTTGTCAGGGGGAGTTCCCGCCACAAGGTGGGCCAAGAGCGGGGCCGTTGCCTGACCAGACGGGATGCGGGCTGAAACCAGTAAGCCACATGGAATCGTCTGACTACGCACTTCTAGCATTCGTGAGTATGCCACGTCGTCTACGCTTTTGCAAGTGCGCCATCACAGGCGGTGCGTGCATGCCTGTTGAAGTGCTCATGCAGCACTTGAAGTAGAGAGTCCTTTTCCGTTGGAAAACAGGTACTTATCTCATTCTTGTACGCCGTCAAGCCTTTGTCTGAAACGCGTACGATGCATGACTTGCCACCATAGGCGGGTGTCAGGGTCATGCGTAGCTTACGCTGTTGTCCCCAGTACAACCGCCACTGGCCCACGGACATCACGATTTCGGTGGCCGTGGCTGGGGCAGCCATAGCTTTCATCAGGTGCCGTACGCTCGGTGTGATGTCAAACCGCATAGAAGCCTCTAGAATCGATTGGAAGTGGCTGGTAAGGCAATCACCCTACCCGGATCAGAAAACGCCTCCACGGGGCTGTATTCAAGCCGTAGGGGCATTGGCAAGGGATTCAGTTGGTGCAGTTGCAGTTTCAACCCATCAGGCCCACCGGAAACCGGGCCGTTCGGTGGCTTGCATGAACCGTACACGGCTGTACGGGTGCGATTCGATGACCAGCCCGGCCTTGCGGTGGAGCTGTACAAGGACGGTGTCCGATTCGCCCGGGCGGTTGGACATGAGGAATGCCTTGCCCCGGTACGCCTGTGTTCCAGTCAGCCACAGATCAACCCATTGGCGTTCTTGCACTTGTGCAAACTTCGTGGTAGTGTTCATGGTTGTTCAGTCAGTCGGTCATGACGAAGCCCCTGCCGATCAGAAGACAAGCAGGGGCGGTTGAGCTACAGATCAGGGATCAGTGGTTCAGGATCAGGCTTTCAGGCTGGCCAGAAGGGCTTCCAGCGCTTTGATTGCTTCGTCCTTGTGGATGATGGTCAGGCCGGATTCGGCGGCCGTGGTTAGGCGTTTAGCCAGTCCCTCGACGGCTTTGGCAGCGTCCCACGACACCGGTGCTTCCTTGACCTTCTCCGGCTTGGCGTCCCATTTGTCGTTCAGCAGATCAGCATCGGGGGTCCATTCGGCAACCTTCCGGGCGCTGGGCTTGCTGAACTTGACAGTCTCACCGCGCTGCATTGCCTCATAGTCCTTGCGCAGGGCGTCGGACAGCGGGGCAATCGGGGCGTTGCGGTACAGCCATGCGGTCAGAAGCTTGTGGGTGTTGGCAGGGGCACCGGCCATTGCTTTCAGCAAGCTGTTGATCGGTCCAATCTGACCGTGCTGGCGGGCGATGATCGTTGCCGATACAGCAGCAGTCTGGACCATCTCGGTCCACTGGGGACCACGCTGGCCGATGATGCGGATGAGTTGACCAAGACGTTTGGTGTCGGTGATGATGTTAGCCATGATGTTTACTCCGAGATGTGCCCCTCGCTGGGGCGGTGGTTGCGGCGTCAGAGGACGCAGATCGATGAGGGCGGGCACTGGTGTCAACACCGTGCAGCACTCATTGGTATGCATCCTTTGCATCTCATCGGGGCTCATCAGAGCGCTTGCGATGTCCGCTTTCCGGTAGACCCTCTAGAGGGCGGCCGGGGGTTGCATTAGAACCCATTCCCGCGGCGGTGGTTGGCACTATCTGTCGGGCGTGCCGTGCAGCCCTTCCAGTGTTTTCCCGGTCCAAGAACAGCAACCTGTCAGATGGTACTGGTACCGCTATGTGGTCTGATTTGGATCATCTGGCCATCAGGCCGGCGTCCACTAAGTCCACATATTGTGGGGCACTGTCACTGCCCCAGTGTATGTGTACTGTGTTGTGTGTCTTGTGTCTTACTCCGTTTCGTTCACCGTGAAGCCATTGTACATCAAGTCAAGGGATCAGGTGTTATTATTTTGTAAATGTTTTGTGGGAGATTGTCAAACGCTCATGTGCAGCGGCTTTGGCAACACGGATAGCAGCAGCCTTCGGGGTGCGCTTGCCGGTACGGCCTTCACGGGCGGCGATGTACATAGCAGCGGGGCTGTAGAGCTTGTTGCCACGGTTGGTCTGTTGTGCGATCATGATTCAGTCCTTGTGTTGTGCGGTTGCTATAGACGTGGCAAAGCCGGGTTCAACGTTCACCGTGCATGTCATCCGAGCGAGCAGCAGCAAAGCAGATGCTCAACACGGTAACCAGCACAACAGCGTAGACGGTCAGCAGTGCGGCGGTGATCAGATCGAGTTCCATGTCAGTTCTCCAGGAGGGTTTGGGGGCGGTGGTATCAACTACCATGATCAACATTGTACAGCAGTCAGAATCCGTGTCAATACCGTTCGTCGGGAGTGTCAAGCTTCCAGTGCAGCAATCAGACGGTTGGCAACATCCTCAACGTTCACGTCGGCGGTGTCATCGATACCAGCCATGATGATGTAGTCATCACGGTCCAGCACACGGCGTACCACGGGACCAGACACGGTGACTGACACCAGATCAGCACCACCGTTGACACCAGCGATGCGGACGATACGGGCTTGGTTCCGATCAGCACCGAATGCCAGTGCACGAACAGTATTCCCATCACGGGTGATGTGGTGTTTGTCGGCGGTGTTGACGATGACTTCAGCCAGTTCAGCGGTGATGGCAACGGCGTTATCGTGGGTGTACATGATGTGGTTCCTTCAAGTGTGTTGTGTTGTGTTGTGTGGTGATCGTAGGGCCGGTGGCCCGTCAGTCATCGATCACCATGGAGAGCATTGTACACGTGCTATCACCGGTGTCAAGCACTATTTTGTAGACAATGGTTAAACAACACCGCATATCCACAGCCCGGGTGTTGACACAGCATCCCGCTGGTCAAGCACGTGTGGTATCCACGGGCTAAAGCCTGTGGTATCCCAGCGTATCCCCAGCCTCATGCGGGTGCAGTGGCATCAGACATATCTTATATAGGCGGGTGGTATCCGCGGGCATATGGCGGTGGTATCCCCGGAGTATCCACGGTACAGCGCTGGTGGTATCCACCACCTGACGCTGGTGGTATCCACCACAAAGCACTGGTGTAGTGCTGACAAGCACTGGTGGTCACACAGACCACACACCGGGTGGTCACACAGACCACACACCGGGTGGT